ATAAAGCTCCTTTCCATATTGGTTTGTCTGACATAGCTGCATTCATGACACCCATCATTGCACCCATTGCAGTTATTGCGAAAAAATCGTCAAGGACAAATACATCACCGCTAGGATCGGCATATTTGAGAGGATTATTCAAACAATAACTATAGCTGTTATAGTTCTGACTATTGTCTCCTTCCTGTACGTATTTGTCCGGGCTTAGGAATCGGGCGAGTACTGGATCATAGACACGCCCATTCATATTGATGAGGTTGAACTCATTCAGCATCTCATGCCCCATGCAACCATGGTGCAGGCCCAATGGTGTTGAGCGTATCCGTCTGCTTGCCCCCACGCATCGTATGAAGCATCGAAGACTTTCGTGCCCTTCTCATCCATAACGTAAAGGATGCTGTCCAAAATGTCCGTGAAGGCAAGATTGCATACATTCTTTAGTCTCCATTTTTGATAACAGTCTGCTTGAATTCTTTTGCTTCTCTATCGTAATAGACCGAATTCCATAAGTCGTTAAATTCTTTTTCGGTTATCATATTTATACCCATCTTTTTGAAATCTTCCAATTCGCAATTTGTATCCAGCCAATAACCATAATTTCTATCGTCTGGCATTTTTACAATAATCCTACCATCTTTAGCAAATCCACTTTCCATTGCTACTTCTTCTATTATTTTAAATATGTTTTGATCATTCATTGTTATCAGCTCCTAAATAAATAAATCTGGATATTTAATGTTATTATTATTAAATGGAACTCCTATAGATTCAAATACTATAATACTATTAAGAATTCCTTGAGCCATTTCTGTACTTCTAGTTTTATAAAGTTCTCTAGCAGCATTCATTTCAGCACTTTCTGGACCATATGTATCAAATACTGTTTTCATATCTTTACTAAGCATTTTATTACTAATACTATTTATAAAATTACTAAGTTCACCTGGGTTAAGACCTAACTTATTAGTAATCATACTTTCCATAGAAACTTCTTCTTCTTTCTTAACTTCATCTAGTATAGATTCAAATGGGTTACCATTCTTTTCTCCATCAGATTCTTTAGGTTGAGCTTCACCTTCAGCTGGAGCTGCTTGTTTTTCACCTTCAACAAGTTGTTCATCAGCAGGTTCATCAAAAGGATTTCCTCCTTCAGATTGTTCTCTACCTTCAGAACCTTCATTGAATGGATTATCAGATCCTTCTCCTTCAGATCCTTCGGGATTTTCTCCTTCTTCTTTATTTTCATCAAATGGATTTCCTTCTCCATTTTCAGCTTGTTCAGCAGCTTCTTCAGCTTCTGGATCATCTGGAGTCATCTCATCAAACTCATCAGCATCTTCTTTATCTGTATTATACTTTTCTTCTTGATTATCTTTTTCTAATTTAAGAGCAAGTTTAACTGCTTGTTTCATTTGTTCTCTAGTACCTTGAATAGCAGACTCTATAATATCTGACACAACATCAGATAATTCATCTCCGCCTTCATTTTTCATAACATCATCAGCAACTTCATCATCAAATGCAGCATCTAAATTTTCAGTTTCATCATCGTCTTTCTTTTCTTCTTCATCTTTTGCAGCTTCTGTTGCAATTATAAAAGAATTTCTTCTTTTAGCCACATATTCAGCCATTAGATTATCTATAGTATCCACATAAGATTCTAATGCCGCTGATACTATTGGATCTCTACTATAATCTACTGCAGCTTTTATTCCTTCATATGTTACGTCTAGTATATTTCCTACTACTTCATTTATAGCTTCACTATTTCCAGTAACTTTACTAACAGTTTTAGCCATAACTTTTCTAGTAATAGCATTTTTAATACCATCCATATTATTCGTGATATTATAATTTACTTCCATTTCGTATTCCTCCTATATTGATTTTATAAATTCTTCTGTCAATAGGACAGATTTAAGCATACTAGGGCTACTATAAATATGGTTATCTATGTCACATATTCTGCTAAATAGAGTACCATCATTACATACTCTAGCAACTAAGTCGTGATTTGACTCGCCAACTCCTCTATTTATTCTCAAGAAATTGCGAATAGATTCCCATGATATCTGTAGGTTCTGGTTCTTCATTACAATTTTCCTCCTCGAATAATAATGTTAAGTTATTAAGTTTCTCTAAGCAATATTTATTATTCTTACATACTTCTAACATAAAACTTAAAAGAGCATTATTCTTATTAAAGTTCTTACTTTCGACTTTTGCTAATTCTTTTATAGTATCGGCAGGATATCTTATAAGTTCTTTAGCTACACGTTTAACAAAATCTTTTGCATCTTTTTCTTTATTAATATCTTCTATATATTCTCTTAATAACTTAATCAAATATTTTCGTTGTTCGTTTATATTTCTTTTATTCATTAGCATATTCTTTTCTGAAATAAGCCATTTAAAGTAATTGTGATTATTGTGAATACGCCATTTATAAAATTTACTTGTCTTACTACTAAAATATACATAAAGCTCTGCTCTAGGTGTAGTACTAAGATATTTATTTCCTATAACTCCTATATTCATAGCATCGTCTAATGTTACTCTATATTCAGGTTCAAATAGTATATCATTATGTATTTTAATACTATTATCAACGTCTGCAATTGCAAGATCATACAATGCTTCTTTATTAAAGAGTTTAAGGGTTTCTTTATCTTTCTTTATAAACGACATTTCTTTTTTAGTAGGTAATGAGAACATATCAAGAACTACTAAATATGGAGATTGCACAGTTATTTCTTGTAATAATGGATATTTTTCGTATAATATATTAAATACTTTTTTCATTTTACCCATATTAACCATTCCTACTCCACCAAATTTATTAATTCTTGGACGACTATCTCTGAAAGGTTCCCCATATAAAACTATTTTAAGACAGTTATCGAATTTAAGAGTAAAATATTTCTTTCTTATTTCAATCGGAATATTTTTAGTCAATTCCGCATAATCTTTACTAGTATCTCTCTCTTTCATATATTCCCTCACCTTGTACTGTTTTATATATATTGGAAGTTATCACTAGCATCTAGTTGTATTCTCCATTGTTTAAATTGAGTTCCAAAGTAACCTCCACTGCTTTGGAATACAGTCTTAAATGCAGTAAATGCATCTGCAACTGGTCTTTCTATAAAATATTTAAATATATTAGATGGCGTATGGTTTAATATTGTATTTGTACCTGTAAGTGTAGCAATTACATTAAAAGATGACATAGGATGCCACATTGCAGTTAATAAGTTTAAATCTGAACCTCCACCATACGTTTCCGTAAAGTTTGGCATTGTTGTAACTGTATACAACGGTTCTATTGTTAAATTTACATTTAGCTCCAATGGAATACCATTTGTAGTTTGGAATGCGGGGTCAGTACTTATAGACATACTACTGATATATCCACGAGGTACATTCATTACACCCTTACTAAATGCAGCACAATACATTGCACTTTGTGGTATAATAAGTGGCATTCTAGGTTTACTTACTTGTACAACAAATGGTAACAATAAGCATAATCCCCAGAACATTTGAGCTATACTATATTTATCAGAACCTGCTGCTACAAAACGTAGTGGAACATTGTATGATACATTCGTACTACCCCCACGCATTACCTTTGGTATATATGTATTAGTAACAAAAGTACTAGCAAAGTTTCCATCATTATGATATGCTATTTCTCTTAGAATTTCAGTAGCAGTATCCATTACTCTACCCGCAGCATCAGCTCCAGCTTTAGCAACTGTTCCACCAGTTGTATTATTACTTCCAGTAAATATTTCCGCAGTTGCAGATGTAATACCTTTAACAAAATTAGGAAAATTACGAGCAAGAACGTCTGTTGTTTGTTCTGCAATTACAGATTTATCCGCATCTAAAGAAAATTGTAAATTTCTATCAATATTCCCATTACAATAAAAAGTTATAAATGGTAAATTCATAAGAGTATTATTTCTTATATCTATATTAGTAACAGCATTTAATATATTGGCATATGAATTATTGTATAATGTAATAGGAACATCTTGCAATAATTGGTCGTGACTATCATCAGAATCTTCATTTCCAAATGCATATTTACCACCAAGTCCAAACCCTTTACCTTTAGCAAAATTACTAATTTTCTGTTTATCTGTATTTAATAAATAACCATTATCTATATCACTACCAGCAGTAGCTCCAGACGTTCCCATAGTTCTATCAGAACCAGATCTATTAGCTAATGCATTAGCTATATCCTGAGTAAATTGACTTTTCTTATCTCTAGCATCTTGATTCAATTCTTTCGCAATATCGTTATCATTTCCACCAGCCCCAAGTAGACCTGAAATACCTCTCCAGTTACCATGTGCAAATACTCTATCTACCATAAAATCTGGAAGTCTTTCTTTTAAAAACTCATGATATTTTGCATTATATCTATTAGCAGTAATACTTGTATCCATTGGGTCTATTCCAAGAGTATGTAATACTACTTTCATATGAGCACCAACTGATATCCAATAACGGTAATGATTTATTACTGCATCATAACCATATGCTGCTATATTAAGTCTAGTATCTATTCTATCTAAAAATGTTTCAAATTTTGTAGCGGCATCGCTAAATACTCCAGCAAATCCACTACTTCTTTCATCATCATTAGTGATAGAATTTATCAACGCTCTAGCAAATTTAGGTTTGAATTCTAACGGAACTAATACTAAAAACTGTCCTCTCATAAGAACACGTTCTACATATTCTTGACCAACTAGATTTCCAGAACCCCAAGTATCTTGTCCACCATTTATTTCTGATTTATCCCATAATGGCGGTGGATCCACTACATTATCACTTATAGGTGGAAGTCCAACTATTTGTAACAATTGTTCTCTACCAATAACATTTGCCATTTTAGCTTTATCTATTTTCATTAAATTTTTAGGATCACTACCACCAAAATAATTTACTACATCCTGTAATATAGGAAATTGAGATACTAATCTTTGTGATAATTCATGTGAGATTTTACCTGGTGTTTTAATCGCACTATTAAGAAAATTATTAAGTGCACTATTATCATAGTCGGTATAACCGTTGGAAGTATTTTTACTTCCAACTGGTATATCTCTATCTAAACTACCAACAGAGTTTCTTCCGACGCTAGATGCTGTTTTATTAAGATTTTGAGCCGCTTTATAAACTGCTTCTCCAATTTTATTTTGTTTTTTAGGTATAGAATACAAACCCTTTCCAGAATCAAGCATCTATTTACCTCCTTAATTAAATCTTGCTGTTGAAATTTGAGATAAAATATCATCTTTATCTTTAGATTTAACAGCACTTATTAGTCCTTGTAATAATGTAGTAATTCCTCCAGTTCCATTATTAATTCCACTACTAACTACATTTATTAAAGATCCAATTAATAATTTAAGATCACGAAGTTCTTTTATTAAGTCTCCGTTATCAAATTTAACTAATCCTCCAGATAAATCTCCTCCTTTATCACCCTTGGTCATATTACCACTACTATCAAGTTTACGTCCAGCTTGAGCTGTAGTTGGATTTTCTGCTTTAGTATTAAAATTATGAGATTTTAAGAAACGTATATTTTCTGGAGAATTACGAGTACGTACATTTTTAGGATCAAGTCCTAATTCAAAGAATGGGTCTAAATATTCACCTCTAGAATTAAACATTCCAAGGTGTAAGTGAGCCCCACCAGTTCCTACTTTCCCTACTTTACCGATTTGTTGTCCTGCTATTACACGATCACCTATTTTTACAGTAGGATGTCCATGCATGTATTCTGATACTATACCATTATCATGTTTAACTTTGATATTATTAACAGAACCGCCACCGGCTTGTATTACTTGTCCATCAGCAATAGCAAAGAATGGACTACCAGAACCTTGTGCAAAGTCTACTCCACGGTGGAATCTACTCATTTTAAGACCACGTCTTTCATAATCTGCTGCCACGTCACTTCTATCTCCAAATACAGAAGCTATTTCAGTTCCACCTAAATTATTAAGTGGACTCGCCCATGCATAACCTGTTTTACCAGCTACCATAGAAGGATTCCATTTACCTCCACTATATACAAGATTACCTAAATTTCCAGTTCCAGTTCCCATATTAATATATGGAACATTCGCATTATTAGCAAATTCTGACTGTACTTTAGCCATATCAATTCCAGCTGTACTCATACCAGAACTAAATTGGTTATATATTTCATTTACTTTACCAAGATAATTTACACCAGTCGCATATGCTCCATTTTTACCAGTCATAAGACCTTCAGTACCTTTTGTAGCTATATCTGGGTACATATTGGCAGTAAACCAGAAATAGTCACGAATAGCTTCATCTGGACTATTATATGCACGGAAATTATCTTTCATCGCAACATTATGTCCATCTACTATTTCATGTGTATCAACGGAACGAGCTTTACCACTCCAATAAGGTCCCCAATTTGCTTTATCTTTACTAACTTTAATACCCCAGTAGTTATAATCTCCACTATCTTTAGAACCCCAGTCAGATTCTAGAGCCCATTGAGACATTGCTAGATATGGATCTACATACATTCCTTTTTGACTCATTTCATGAGCTATTGGTAGTATCATTCCCATAAACTTCTTAGCACGTTCATTCTTTACTGGATCTTTAGTAAATACTACATTTTTAAGAGCAGCTGGAGTAGGCATTTTACTCCAATCAAAGGTTGCTTTCATTGTAGTATAAGCACCAGTTCCATTTGCAGTAACTCCAAATGATTTATTAAATGCATCTAAAAGCATATTTTTACCTTTATTTGCGAATTTCTTTGTAAAATCATTTATTTTAGTTGTGTAACTAGTATAACGATTAGATGAACTACTGCTACTTCCAGCAGATGTTCCAGCATTACTTCCTGGAAGTTCTCCACCTTTATCATATGTATTAATATTTCCAGCTCTAGTACTACTAACATTATTAGAACTTATTCTAGAACTACCACTAGCACTTTGCAAATCTTTTTTCATTTCAGATTCTATTTTATTATCTGAAGTTCCGATAGATTGAGATTTTTGTTTATCTCCAACTAATAATGCTTTCATTTCTTTCATAAGGTCTGTATCTTTAAGATAATTTCCAAATGATCTAAATGCATGTAATATTTGTTCAAATATAAATCCTACAACTTGTATAGCAAAACTCATTCCAGACGCAGTAGAAGTTCCTAATGAACCCCATTCTACTCCAGTTGCAAGTACTGAAGTAACTAAAGAAATACCAGAGTCATACCATGCATAATGTAAACCTACATTATCATTAAGATCTTTACTTTCAAGCCAGTCTTGTGTAAATCCATCTTTTTCCATATCTAGATATTTACTAGCATTCTTTGTACCTTTATACCATGCCCATAAAAACTGACCTGTATCTATAACTAGTCCTATAGTAGCAACTGCCTTTTTAGCGCATTTCTTAATAGCGTTTCCTATCATAGAATTACTTACTTTAGATACAAGTTTCTTGGTCATTTTAGTAAGACTTTTAATCATACGAGATATCAAAGTATCAGAGTTTTTACCACAAAGTTTACATATCCATCCAAATAATTTACTATTAGCAAGTTTCTTTGCTATTTTAACTGGAAGTTTTACAACTACATAGTTAAGAGCTTGCCATACTTTATCTGTCATAGATGTAATAAAATCATCTACTTTATTAAGTCCTTTAATTATTTTACTTCCACTAGAAGCTATTTCTGCAACATCGTCAGCTTTAGAAACTACTTTACCAACAGTTTTAACTCCATCTTCAAGTATTTCTTGACCTCCAGACTCAAATGCAGATTCTACTGCTTCTCCAGTAGCTCTCTTAGCTATAGATTCGGCTCCACTTTCAGCAAGTTCAGATGAAACTTTCTTGGTAAATAGCTTAGCAAATTTATTCTTAACTCCACGACCAAACTTTTTCAATCCTCCAAGTAAAAGTCCTCCACCAATAGTATTAAGAATTTCATTTTTGAAACCTCCGCCATTGTTTTGTGTTAATAATTGAATTTGATCGGCTGATAATGAACCTCCAACTCCTCCATTAACTATAGCGTCTTTCATTTCAGAAATATCTTTACCTTGTTGTTCTTGAGTATCTGCTACAACTTGTCTTTCTTTAAGTTCATCTTTAAGTTCAGGTTTACTTAATAATGAACGGAATCTATTAGCAGCAGCTGCAAATGCTTTATTCTTAGATGAAGCCATAAATGAAAGTATTCCTTGTTTTTGCTTTTCATCTGATACATTTGTAGCTATAATTGCAACTTGTGGATCATATAAACCTTCATCATAATCTTTACCAGCTGGAGTAGATTGATTAGGGTTAAATCCATTATTTTTAACATAATTTCTAGCCATTCCAGTAATAACTTGATTAGCGAAATCTCCCATTATGCCACTACCAGCTTGATTTAAAGTTCTAGCTTGTACTGATGTATCAACGGAAGATATTTTAGAAGTTACATTAGAAGTATCAAGTTTTATAATAAGACTTGCTCTTGCTGTAATTTCGGATATACTAAGATCATTAAGGCCATTCTGCATTGGATCATTAATACTAACGTTATCACCACTAACAGATAATATATTTACATAGTGGGCTCCACTATCATGACCTATATTATCTAATAGGGCTATATAGGTAGCATTAGTAAATTTTAACTTGTTAAAAAATTCTTTATTAAATCTATTACCATCTGCCATAAGTATTTCGGATTTAATACCAAGCATATTAGCAATATGAGTAAAAAACCCATATTTAATTCCATATTTATCTAAGTATTGGTTTGCTATATTTATCATAGTTTCCTTAGAAAGAGTAGGAATTTTTAATATTACTAAGGCATTATTAATTGCAGCGATACTGCATCCAAATGTATCTAGATTTGCTCCATTATTAAAACTATAACCGCTAAGATCACTCATTTTAAGCGTAGTGCTTTTAGAACTATACATATTAGCATTTGCAGTATCAACTCCATAACCAGCACCAGAACCAAAAGCATATCTTTCCATATTAAATGCAAAATCATTTTGGACCATACTACGAAGTTCTTCTGGATTTGGGAATTTAGGAGCTCTATTTCCTATAGTTCCATCTTGTACCCAACTATACTGACTATAACCGTCCGAACCAGTAGATGATATACGTTTATAATATGGTTGACTTTGAAGATTGCTAGTATTATACATATTAGTAAGAGCATGTATAAGTACTTTATCTGCAACTTTTTCATCAGCTATATCTTCTTCATCAAACCCGTTCATTTTTTGCATAAATCTAATACCAAATTTATTCATAAGTCTTCCAAAGAAACCATTAGAATTAAATTTATTAATTCTATCCATTATATAAGATTTATGAACATCATCTGATATATCAGAACCATCAGGATTTTTAACTATTGCACGTCTAAGTGCTACAAGTTTATTAAATTCTTCTCCTGCTACATATTGTCCACCAATAATATCACCAAAGTCTTCTCCAGTAAGATTACCATTAGCATATTCATTAATAAGCATACTATTAATAATAGCTTGACGTTTAGCTGGATCTGTTTCCGACTTATATACATTTTGGATATCATATATTAATGATGATAGACCGTATTTATCAGTTAAACTACTATTTCCTTCTGTTAAATTGTCTAATTTCTTTTTATAATTGATATCTTTAAAATTATTCACTTGTGTTACGTATTCTTTAAGAATATCTTCAAATAATTCATTATAAGAATCAGCATTAAGATGTCCAGTATTAGAAAGTCCAGCCATATAAGCTTGACGTATTAACCATCCACCAAACATTTGTCTAAATGCAGGCCCGTTTATAGAATTAGTATTGGTACTATCCATATGTGTAAATTCTGATAAGAATTTATCTATATCTGGTATACCAGTGGTATTTGTTTTTCCGTTAATCCAATCAAATATTCTATTATCTTTCATAGCATTTTGTAATACTTTAGTATTTAATCTAATAGAACTATTTTGAAGATTACGTTCAAAATATCTAGAAGCTACATATGCATCTACACGACCTTGATCTTCACTTGATAAACTACTATATTTTTTAGGAGATCCATCACTATTAACAAACCCAAGAGTTCTCATAGCTTGTTCTTGAAGTATAGCCTTTTCATGAGCTTTACCAGAAGATGCTAATCTATCTATAGTTTCACTACTAACACTATTTTTACTAACTGATTTATTAAATCTATCAAAGAAACTATCATCTATATTTCCAGCTCTAAATACATCGCCAAGTTCTTTACCAAACTTAGCATCCATCTGTGCAGCTATAAAATCATTCATAACTCCACTATCATTATTTAAATGATAAGTATAAACCATATCTCTATTTGCATCTAACCATGCTAAAAATTCATTATCATCTTTAAATTTAATATTATCTGAAAGTACTCCACTAGAAATTAGAGTTTTTTGTAAAGCTAATGGATCCATTTTTCGCAAATGAGTAAAATATGCATTTTTTTGTCCTTGCATATAATTAGCTTTAGCTTGAATTTTATTATTTCCTCTAAATGTGTTAAATAATTTACTAGCATCCATTACTTTACTATATGATGTATTATAATTAGATTTTGCCCATGCTTCAGAACCTTCTATTGCATAGCTGTCCTTACTTCTTAGACTTCCTTTAGTCATAGAACTAAGTCCAACATTTCTTGCAGTATTATATTGATCTATATTACCTTGAGCACGTATTTTACTATGATCTATCATACTGAGATCGGCAGCATTAATTCCATCTTTAGCTTTATTTCTAGTATCAATATCACCTGCAGTACGTTTAGTAAATAGCTCTTTTTGTTGATCTTTAATAAGTCCTAATATACCATCATATATTTGAGAAGCTTGGCTATTTTTATCTTCCATACTCATACGATTATCTTTATCTATAGCTTTAAGTCTATAATGATAGTCCTTAAGAGCTTTAAGATTATCTTCTTTAAGATTAGCTTCTACTGAGTATGGATTTTCTTGTCTGAGTTTAGCAATATCAACTTCAAGTTCTTTAATAATAGGTTCTATATTATCTGCATATATTGCAGCATTACTTCTTTCTCCACTAAGTCCAAATATATTGGCAAGAGTTTTATTTTCTTTAATTTTATCTTTAAGTTTTCCTAGTATGCCTTTACCAGATTCAGCATTAAGTAATTTATTTCTAAGAGTGGGAATAAGTTTATATGTAATTCCACCTGCAGCTAATGCAGCCCCAAGTGATGGAATAAATCCTACCATTCCTGCAACTGGTCCCATACTATTAAATATACGTTGAGAGAACATAAATGCTTTACCACCAACAGTTGCAGCTGCAGCAGCCGGTATAACCTTTTGAGCTAATTTAGCCATACCTATTTCTCTATTAGAATATCCATGTTCGCCTTTAGTCTCACTATCGGGTCCATACATCATATCGATAGCGTTCTTAGCACGTTCTGTCATCATAACTCCAGCACCAATAGCACCCATAGTATATACGCCTAAATTTGAAGATATAATACCTTTATTTTTAAGCATACTACCAATAGCAAGTCCTACTGCAGATCCACCACCTATTCTAAGTTTCTTTTGAATAGTTGAATCTTGCCATACAGAAGATATAAGTTTATTAGTATTTTGGACTAAGTTACCATCCATATTATATTTACTATATTCGGTACGTTGTCTACGTTGTTCATTTGCTATATAACTATCTGATACAAATCCCCAACCTAGTTTAGCCATTTTAGATTGATTTATCTTACCATTTTCATCTACACAATCCATTAAGTCAGTTGGACTACTAATATATCCTTGAGATTTATATTTAGATACAGAACCACCATGTTTGGCAGCATATGCTTGTGCAGTAGCTCCAGCTCTATGAATTATTTCGTACAGTTTTACACATGCTTCGTATTTCTTATATTCACGTTCTACAAATTTATTAGCATTATCACTATCAACAGCAGAACCATTAGTATTACCCATTACGATATCATAATAATTATTACTAAGTCTTCCTACACGCTTAAGTTCAGAAGCTTTATCTTTCATATTTAGATTCTTTAAATCAAATTCTGTAGCAACATTCATAGGGGATTGCACCCAATCACCCTGAAGTAATCTAGCAGCTTCTTTATTAGTTTTATAACGTTGCTTTAAATTCATTCCATTCATTAATTGAGTTATATGAGCTTTAGCATTATTATAACCAGTGAATGAATTAGCATAACCCATAGCATTTGAGTTTATAGTTCCACCAGGAAATCCTCCACCGCCAAAGTTACCACCTCTAGGTAATGATACGCTAAGATCAACATTATTCATCATTTGTCTGATCTGAGCAGGATTATTCATACCCATGTCATACATAGCTTGTAATGTTTGAATAGCTTCAGTACCTATACGGTTATCTATTTGATTGTATGTATTACGTCCATGTAAATCTACATAATCTGATGATAAACCGTTAAGACGTTCTTTCATTGCATATGTAGTAGTTCTATAATAGTTACGTAACATACCAAGAACTTCCATTGCTTGTCTAGCAACACCAGCTTGATTTGGGTCACTGATATCAATACCCATAGATTTTACAATATTACGAAGATCATCTCCCATATTATCGAATCTACCACCAGTAGATTGTATATACTTTTCTACATACTTGATAATCTTATCTGATGTCCATTGAGCATTACCATGTATATCACGTTTTACATTTCCATAACTATCAAATTTAAGATTATTACGTACAAATGGAGCATATGTAGGGTCATTACCCATTTCTTGCATTATAGAAGCAAGTTCATTCTTCATATTACGTCTAACATTCTTTAATTTATCTTCATTTTTAGATATTTGTCTTAGATATATTTCAGATTCTGTACGATAAGTTTCACTTTCCCAATCAAATTGAGTAGTTTTAGTTCCTTTAATAGCACCAAGTATTTCACGTAATGTTTCATATGAACCAATTACTGATTTATAGAACTTATTATCAAATTTAGCACCAGCTGCCCAATCTGTTTTATTCATCTTACGTTGAAGATCTATCTTATTAGTAGTATATAATGGTTCTGCTAGTGCTCTTATACCAGCATTTTTACTTCCTGCTGCTCTATTAAATACATCTTGAATATAAGCAGCTGGATCTTCTTTCATTTTATCCCATTCTCTAGCATTCTTACTTCCAAGAATAGTAGTTTTAATGGCTCCAGTAATACCTTCTTTAATTATCTTATAGATACCACCATCTTTAGCCAATTCTTTAAATTGACCTAAAGCCATAAGTGCAAGTCCTATCTCACCTGTAGAATCTAATTTACTACCTACTGCTTTCATATAAGAACCAGCGGCTTTATCAAATCTTAAACTTGCAAGATATTTTGCAGTATCTCCTACACCTACTTGATATTCTTTGTATTCATTAGAACTATTAGATTTATTAGTAGGAGCCATAACTCCACGCATAGCCTTAATATTTTCTGATATTGTACTAAGTAAAGTTACTTGTTGTTGATGTAAATTTAGCAGAGAGGCATTAAAAGGATTATTATCCTGAGATTTTAATATTCTCTCTAATAAATTATTAGTTTGAGCTTGTGCAGCATATCCAAGAGCAGCAACACCAGACTTCTTAGATGATGGAGTGTTGTCATAAGGATCCCATGCATTTATTTCTTTTTCTGCAAATTGACTATATTCCTGCATTTTCTGTGCTTGAAATTGTCTATCCTTAGATTCATTCACATCATAAAGCTTAGTTCTAGTTTTAAGAAGTTTCTGTAATTCAGCTTTATTTTTCTTCTGTTCGTTAGTAAGTTGACGTGTTTCTGATTCTTTTGCATCGGCTTTACTAACTTGAGCATTATAAGCTTTAATATTACGTTGATACTCTTTATTATCATCTTTAGCCACACTAATCACCTCTCTTTAATAAAATAATTATTGTTTTGACAGGTAATTGTTCGAATTCGAGTTTAATAAAACGGTAAATAAATAGCTTACCCCACCTAGGTTTTATGCCTAAATGGGGTAAAATCTATTCATTTTCTAAGAAAACACGAAGGAATCCTTAGATAGCTAATAATTAATTACATATACTAATATAGATATATAGCTATAACTATATATCACATCTCTCAGTAAAGGAGGTGTATCTATATGGATAGTATTCAATTATTAGCTAATGAATATCATCAAGGTATATTAGCTAGTGTTGATGCTTATGCCAGAAGTATCAGACCATTCCTTACAAACGATGAGTTTGATAAAGCTATGCATAAGCACATTAGTGATTGGAAAGTTAGACTTTCCGATATATCTAATGATACATTAGTTGATCCTATTAAAAAAGAAATAGTCGACATTAACTTATCAATAGTTAATAGTTGGTTATATACTTTAAATAAAAGGATGAACTAACAACCATAACACTTTAGAAGAGTAGTGTATAAAGAACTCTTCACATTTATTTTTGTTCATATCTTTTCATATTAATAAATAAAACTTCTCTATCATCATCTCTTTGGAATTGTATATAATCGTCCATCTTTATTGCTTGGAACTGATCTTCAGATACTATTATATGATCTTTAGTATTTAATTGTACTAAATATCTAAATATTGTATATTTTTGGTGACTAATTTCTGGAGAACCAATATATTCTGCTAATATAGTAACATCTGTTTTCTTTTTTATCTTAGCTGTTACTTTACCTGATACATTTAAATTATCTTCAACTGTATAAAATACATGAATAGCATTTTCTATATCATCGCCATCCATAAAATTAGATATTATAGTTTTATATTGACGTTTTAATACAATTGGAATACCAATTATACCCATTATAATAATGAATACTACAACACCTGTAATTATACGTCTAGTATATTTAGTTATTTTATCCATTAAGCTTCATCACCCGCTTCTTCATCTTCGTCTTCTTTTTTCTTAGATTTTTTCTTACTACTTCCAGATGCAGTTTCTCTAGCAGTTTTAGCAGCTTCTACATTTGCTAATAGGAATGCTTCTTCAAGCATATCATCAAATGCTGCTATAACACTATCATCACCAGCAATCTTTTTAAGTAATATATCTTTAAATGCACGTTGAACATCTTGATCCCAGTTCTTATCTTTTTCATGAAGTTTATCCATAAGATCTAAATATGCTAAAAATGCATCGGTTTTATCTTTAATAGCATTAGCTTGACTTATTTGATTTGGTTTTTCGATAGAAGGTGGAATCCATTCTACGGTATAATCTTGATAAGCTTCTCCACCACGTAGTCTTACTAACATTGTAGCTAATTGAGACGATGGTCTAGATTTAAATTCTCTAAATTTTTGAATTTGTATCATTTTACTATTATTTATCTCATGAAGTTTAGTAGCAAGTTCAATTTGTCCATCTTGTGATGAAAATACTGCTGGATTATAACCTACAATATCTCCTGCTTGTTCTACCCATTGTCTAATAACATCAGGCGGAACTGAGAAATCTGGTGGATTTATAGGATTAAGTTCCAATGGTTGTACTTGGTCTGTTTCTGATTCTATCACAATAAACTTATGTCCAAGTTCAAAGTTATTCTTAGATACATCTCTTAATTTAATTCTATCCATTCCAAGACTATAGAATCTATCCATTAAACTTCCTTGCATATATTCAGATTTATTATCATTAAGTCCTTTAGCTATTCTAACTACAGAATAACCACCAGAAGCTGTAATATACCATGCAAGTTGACATTCATTTGCTAATATTGCTGCAGTAGCAGGAACTGATGCTTGATCTAATTTAGACTTTCCTAGACCAGATATACCATTACGTTTAAATATAAGATCTTTAGCTGGAATATAAATAATACGAGATAAATTATACATATTATTTTGAGCTAATTCATTTATACTCATACTATTAGAAACTTCATTTTCTTCTATAAGTTTTTTCAATGTATATAAAAGTTCTTCATTATTCTTTAAGAATTTAACATCTATATTCTTTTCGATAATTGGTTTTATAACATCACCAAATATCATACGTCCAACTGTTTCTTCTTGTTGATCTTCTAATATATCTACAAGTTCTCCATTTTGTTGAAACGATTGAGGATTTCCTATAAAGCTACGAAGTCCTATATAGTGTTGTATATCTTGGTGTGTATATTCGTTATAGAATGTACCTATAAGTCTATTACCAGTAATAACTGGAACTAATCTATTATTTTCAAGATATTCTACAGACTCACCCTTGATAGAGCTAAACATTCTATCAAGTTTACTATATACTCTATTAGTTTCCTTTATCTTTTCCTCTACTTCTTTATTAACACCAGTTTCAGGATTTTGTTCATCGGAAACTATAGGAGCTTGAGTTGGATCATTACCATTGAGTTCTTGAGGAGATAAAGGTGGTCTAGAAGCTACAGTTATATCTTCCATTGCTACTTCATAATTAAAATCGTTTATAATAGATTCAAATGCAGTTTTAAGACTAGAATTTCCACATCTATCTAAAGGTGTATTATAAATATCTTCAAATGTAAAGTTTACAGTATCTAAACTCTTTAATATATCATCAGAAACTGATTCTAAAAGAACATCTTCAGTAGTTCCTTTAAATATTTCATTTATTTCATCTGTTATATTAGCCATCGCAGAAAATGGTATACCATTAGCAACAAAATTAAAAAAACATGCTTTTTCTGGATTGGTATCTGTTACATAAACGCTATTAAGTTCATTATTATTCCATCTTGATACAAAATCTAGAAAACTTTCATTTGTAGCCTTGAGTTCAGATTCCATAACTGGAGTCCATTGTTTATATATACCGTCTTCAACATAATATTCTAATATACGATAATCACTACTATTAAGACCTTCCATAGAATCAATCATTGCTTTATCTATGCGTTTTTTGTCTGGATTATCTATTATATACCAGCTTCCTTTACTATAAGTATATTTAATTTTATTCCTTTTTAATATTTGTCTAAAGTCAGTATTATTATAAAAACTTTCGTTGGCATTTAATATCATTTTCTTTACAATCTTTTTATTTTGCAATTCTTCAGCTTTTTTCTTTTTAAGAATATATCTCACGTATAATTCTTTAGCTACTTCTTTATTAGATATAATATAAGTAAGAGAATATCCTTGCCCCCAAGCAGTTTTATCAGATTGTGTATCGATATCGAAATAAGACTTTTCATCTACGGCTATATTACTATAAGCTGTTGGTACTAATAACTCCATTAACTTTTCTCTTTCAGATAAATCTGTTACTTCTATACCTTTCTTATAGAATTTAAATTTAGAATCTTTTTCAAATTCATTTCCTCTATATGATCCATTATTAACATCATCTATAAATAATTCTATAGATTGTTCTAATACTGGTAAATTTTCTAATAAAAATTGGTTATAATTAGCCTGTTGCATTTTATAATATAGTCCAGTTGTATTATATAAACTTACTTTACTACTTTTATATGCTACTGCTTCATTAATTGTTCTATCTATTGCTTGATTTTTCTTAGTATCTCCAGAAATACTCATTATTGAACTAGATAGTTTTACCCCAGATGATACATCATTTATAATTAAATTTTGTGGATCCAATTGATTCATTATACCAGAAGAAAGTTTTAATATTTCTTCTCTTTGTTGAGTAACGTCTTGATGTACTTCTGCGATTTTCTTTTTACTTTTAGTAACTAATTTTTCCATCTGAGACTTCTCATTTTTCTTAGTAGTTGGTTCTTTAGGAATAGAATTTACTACTTCTGGCATAGATAGATCATTTGTATTATTAGCCATTATTATTCCTCCTTTAATAAAAATTAACAAAAAAAACACCCCGAAGGGTGTTAAAGCTGTACAAATTCCTTGTTTTTAATCAACTAGAACAACTTGCATTTGTTGTTCTAAATTGATTATTAAGTCATCTTCTCCTAATATAGAATAATAAAGACCTATTACTGCAGTATCTTGGAATTTCTTTAATTTATAAGTAGGTGTACTTATAAGTATCTTCTGGTTAAGACCTTTTTGAAGTAACTGTTTCTTATAGACATTCCAAGGAAAATAGAAGCAATATTTATTTATATATGTAGTAATACCCCCAAATATTGTACTTCTAATTGTAGAAACATCACTTTCATACATATTCTCCCAATCAATCTCTTCTATATTATACATTTCACAATCAGAAAGATCAAATGGTTTATTTCTAATAGGATTTAATTTTCCATTATTAATAGTCACTATTCCTTTATTCGTAGCACCATAATAAGTCATTTCATTATCATTTCCAGTAATCATATTATAAATATTATAGTTAGGATATTCATATCTTACATATGTACCATTAAATGAAAGTTCTCCATTAGTTAAATAGAAATACTTAGTATCTACATTTATAATATCATCTTCATCATCTTCAGATTTATCTGTTTGTGAACCTATATGATTCTTATAATTATAAGTATTTATAGATGATAAAACAGATATTATACGGTTTTGCTTTGGTGTACATTTAGGTAATTCCAATATAAATGGTTCTTCTTTATTAAATTTTGGTTCACTATCAAATTTTACCACCATTTGTACTAGATCATTTATAGATGGTAAATTACAACACATATGACCAAATGATATTGTATCTCTTGATAAAGTTGCTAAGTTTACAGAACCTAAATGTTTATGAACGAAATCTGAGAAAGATTTAGCATCTCTATCTGCCATCATAATAACATTTCCATCACAATCTAATATTTTTGATATATTTCCTAATAAAGTATCCTTAGATAAATTACATACAACAGTTTGACTTGGATAATGTGATTTAAAGTCTAGATATATAGCATATAATACACGTCTAAAGTTCTTTATATCTGCTTCACCATTCAATATTCCATATTGTTCCATATATGGAGTAAAGTCATAATTATATAATCCCGGTTTAAGAACTATTCCTCCACCGTAATTACCTTTATGAGTTACTGCGTATTTGGTTTTACATAAATAGTCTATATTCAATAGTTTCTCAAGTTTAGCTAATTCTTCATTTGTCTTTTGGAAACATATTTTATTGATGTTATTTCCAGGAATATCCCCTCTAATTACACAATCTGCAAATATTCCACGAGTAATTGCAGAGTTATTACGAGGAGATTCTTCTATATTTACCTTACAACTCATACAATATATAAGCTTTGATTCAAAATCATTAGTAACAAGATCTAACATTGCTAATAAAATTGAGTCAATTATCGCATATATACTATGATAATAGAAGTCTGCTCTTGCCAAATTAAGAATTGATGTAGTAATATGAGTATAATCATATTTACCAAACCCTAATATAATTTGAGCAACTGTATCAAGTTTATAGTTACTAAATGTTTGAGTAGAACGGTTACTAAAGAATGTAGTTTGGCTATCTGCTATTAATGTATGCGATATATTATTCATATATACAACTCTTTTAGTAGGATTGTAGTCATCTCCACGAAATCCACGATCTTCATCATTCTCATTTCTAGATTGTACATCAAATGGTGGTTTTACATCATCAAATCCAATACCATGCTGATTAAACGTACCAGCTGGTAAACCTAATATATTTATTCTATCTTGGAATGTTCCAACATCAAATGGTGCGTTAAATGCTGTAAGTATGTCTGGCTGATTATCTGTAAACATACGCTTACAAGTCGCAGTTATCATCTCAGCTTCATTATCAAATGTATTTAATTCTATATCTAGCTTATCTACAAATTCTCTTGCAAGTTTTTGTACAAAATCTTTAGACTTTCCAGAAAGACTACAATTATCAATCATTTCATATAGAGTATCCTTAACATCTTTATAATATTTTTCTTTATTATTAACTAATTCATCATAACGATTAAATTCTGGATGTTTTACTATATCTATATAAGCTTTATGAGTCTCTGGGTTTACAAAAGTATTAGTATTTATATTCCAATCACCATTTTCATCCCGGTGGGTTTCGATATCGAATGCACATACATTCAATTTAGGAATTGGAACATTTTCAAATAGTTCTGAACCTTGTTGTTCATATCTGGATAATGTATATTCTAGATACACTATTTGCTCAATTGGATAATCAAAGAAAAAGACATCAGGGTGCAGAGCTACTGCACCATGGTCTACATTTGGATATATTACCTTTTCTATCCATTGTCTTGTAAATTTATCCTGATATCTTACTATTTTTGCTTGGAATAGATTTGGTATCATTTCTTCTTCTTTCTTTGCATATGATACCATATATCTACGAGTTTCATTTATTTGTATAAATTCTTGGTGTCTTTCCCTGTGTCTGCTAGATACAAATACAGGAACCTTTGGATTTTTAATCTTTCTTAATATCTTTTCACCATTACTATAACGTTTATATAATACAAATAATGTATCAATTTGTTTATAGTAATGACAATGCAGTAAAAATAAATCTGGGTCATGATCTACTAGATTATATCCAGTAGGAAATAAGCTTCTACATAACATGATATACTCCTGTTTCTGTTATAGGTAAAGTTAATATTCTTATAGCTTTACCAACATTTAGTTTATGTTCTTCATAGTATAGTGGACTTATAGGACTTTTATTAGGACTTACTATTAGATATTCTATCACAGATTCAAATAAATCATACATAAGTTCTAATATATATGCACTCATTTTGGTAACAATTGCATCTTTAAATGGTTCTTCATTAAAAGATAAACCGGCATATTTATTATAAATATACCCCATATGATCAATAATATAATTTGATAGATTATCGATATTCCCACTTGCTATAATATTATATAATATTGTGGAAAATTCTATATATTTAAATGGATCATCAATTTCATTAGTAAGAGATCTAGAATATAAAGAATGCGGTATATATACTTCTCTAATATTATTAGTTTCGTAATTCATTTCTTCTATAAGATAAGTTCTTAATTGGTATTCATCTACAAAGAACCCACTAGTATATAGATTTAGCATATCATATGAAATACTGTTAAGAAATCCTAATATAAATTTTATATTATCAAAATTAGTATCCCATTCATATATTTCATATATTCTATCATAATTTAATCCCATAAGCATTTTTTCTATATCTTCTGTTCCTGGATGTATAGTGCTATTTAAATTGGCAATTAATACTCTATAAAAATCATCAGTTACAATATATTCCCAATTAGTACTGATAGCTTGTCTTATTGGGACTGCTATATTAGATGGAAAATATTTAATACCATTTAGCATATACATAATAACTTCATATTGATTTTGAGTACCAAAATATCCTTGAGCTGTGTATAATAATGTTTTAATTACATAATCTGGATCTCTAGATATGATATCATATAGATTATTATCATAGGAGATTCCATAAATATCAAATCTTTTAAGTTGCCCTAATATATAATTGCATCCATAGCCATAATTTTCATTCATACTGTACGCACCTCCACTTGTTCTAACTTGGGATTAGTACCATATTCACTACATACATAATCTTCAAATATTGCCATTTTAATTTTTATATATGCAATTATTATATTACTTTTAACAGGACCAATTAATCTCATTACCTCATCTATTATTTCCATTGCTACGCTAGCTAAACCATCATAAAAATCACATAAATATGCTTGATAATTATTCCATAAATCATATGCTCCAAATTCATAGAATTTCTTATGATTTTCTGGATTTCTTGGATTCCATTGATGATTTATTGCCATAAACCATATTTCATTTATAATACTTTCCATATTTATATTACCTTGCATTTCTCTAATATTCATACTAGGAATTTCTAAATAGAAATCCTTTAATATTTTATTTAAAGTTGCATTATATATGAGAACATATGCATCATAACAATTTATATTAGTACTCATATATACACTAGCAATAAATAATATACAGAAATCTCTTTTTAATTTACCATCCCATATTTTCCAATTATATAAATTACCTAGTCTACTTTCTATATACTTCTTATCTTCCCCTTCTATAGTATCTATATTACTAAGTAATCTATTTACATTCTCAATCATTCCCAATTTATTATATGTTATTACATTTTGTATTGGACTTGCAACTATAAGTTCTAATATATCTAATACAACATCTAAATTATTCATTTCATTTCTTACTATATAAAGTTCATTAGGTTTATTTTTAGCTATATAATCATATATATTAACTATAAGACCTAATATATGGTTATAAATCTCTACTCCAGATTCTAAATCCCAATGATATCTTCTACTTCTTACCATCCCAAGTAAATACTTAATATCATTAAAATACATATCAATATCTCCAATTTTATTATCATACATAATCCAATTTTACTCCTTCCTTGTGCTATTTAAACGTATTTTAAAGGCATTTTAAGACGTTCTAGTAATATAGAATAAATTATACACTATATATTATAGAACGTCGTATAATGGCCTATAAACGCTTTTAAATCGATAATACAGGTGATTTATCATATAAAATCACATTAATTATATCGACAGCTATTTGTCTAAAAATATCCTGAGAGAAAATATTGAATAAAGTAGACGCTAAAGTGTGTAATGCTGTTAATAAATCAAATATATTTACAGTAGAAACGTATATATCACTATAAACTAGAGCTACATATTCATTGGTAATTTCTTCCCAAGTAATACGTTTAAATGCAGTAGGAAAATGATTATATAAATAAGTCTCTTCATAATCTGATATAGCTATAACATATTTATCAAATTCATCATTTATTAATTTAGACACATCTTCTATATATCTTGCAACAGCATATAATTCATTATTTATTATAGAAATAAGTGGATCTTGTATTCTTTCTGTAAATTTATTATGCAAACTAATATATGAGAACATTCTATGGAATTTATAGTTAGTAAATATAGGTATTTTCTTAGTAATTAAAGTATTACATAAAGTAATTATAGAATTCCATAATTCATTTTCATTTAATTCAGGATCCATTATATCAAATGACATATTTCTAGTAATATTATCAATATCAGAATATACAGGAAGTTTATCATTATCTATTACATATTGTATAAGATTATTTATAAGTTCGACAGATTTCATTTAAATTCCCCCTATTTTATCCATAATAGTTCTTATTCCTTGACATATTATAGAAGTTTCCACGTATTGATAGTTATCAATAGTTGTAAATAATAACTCAAATAAACCTACTATATTATAATATAAATAATCTTTTATAATATAATAAAGATAAGTTTCATTTATTACTACAGAATATGTATATGGTATTATTTCTTCATAAGATGAAAATGATTTAGTAATAGCATAATTTGTTAACATTGTAATAAGATCACTATTATTAATTTCATTAAATATTTCAATATATTCAGTTTGACTTAAACTTTGAGATAATACATTTTGATTAAAATTTGATATAAATAGCTCACGTATATTATTTTTTACATAATACATAGCTTGATTATATACATCAATTCTATCGACATCTGAATTAGAAACTGCAACCATTAATTGATGGTATGTATTATCTAATATATATTGAATATCAATAAAAGAACGATATGCATCATTAGTGTTAACATATGTATTCCATTTAAAAGTAAATAAATCTCTCCATAATATTATTAAATTAGTAGAACCATATTCATCTCGGTCTGATTTTGGATAAGCAAACTCATTATGATTATTAAATATTCTATGGTATAAAATTCCACCATCTCCAAACATAAATGTAAGCATTTTAAGAAATGTATTACTACAAAGTTCATATGATATTTCAGAATATTCACTTGAGTTACTATTTTGATATAGTGTATTAAAATTATTAATAACCATTTCTTTAAAACCTTTAAGAAGAGACATATAGTTAGTAAGTTTCTCATCTTCTCTTATATTTGGCATATTTATATAATTTAAGATGTCAATAGATGCATTCATTGCAGTATTATTTAGATTATCAATAAAATTATTAAGTTGATTCATTGTTATTCCCTCCAAAATTTTAGCGGTACATAAATCGGGAGCTTCCGCCCCCGATATTTTATGCATTTATTTGAGCTCTTAAGACCGCAAGTACATCTTCAGTGATTCTATATTTGTTAGTTTTGTTATCATTCCATTCATTATTATAAAATTCTCCCATTCCTGATGATGTAGTTACCAATCTATATGGAATAGAAGTATCTTCATAATATGTTGTAACTTCACGATTAACAGTATCAAATTCTAGTTCACCTAAGTGTGTAACAGATCTTGGTATAAAACTATCTGCTGGAAGTTCAGGCCCGAGACTTCCATCTGGATTTGTATAGAAACCTTTTTCATAGAAAGTACCGTCATCTACGTTTACATATAGTACACGAGTATGAGGTGTTTTCTTCATTTTTATACCAGCTAAGCTAGTATTTAGATTATGCCCTAGAAGATTTGTATTATTTTGTAACATACTTTCTTTATTTCTCATACGTTCCATCATAATATCTACTGAATTCTTTGCAGTATCAGCAAGTGTAGTAGTTTCATTGAAATTATCAGCTGCAACTACTATATTCTTCATAGCATCTAGCGTAGACTTAGCTGGACTAGTGGGGTTTGACACACCAGCTCCATCATCAAGTTTTTTAGCTTCATATTGAAGATTACTTGACACAAAGTTTGTCGGTATTGGTTCTGATGTTATTGATTCTATTTTACTTTCAGAATTCTCAGAATTTTCCTTCGTAACTTCTGGAATTTGAATATTAGCAGCAGAACTTTGATGTTCTATTACTGGTACATTAGAAATAGCACCTAAATCAATAGTTCCAGGTGATACATTTCTACCAGCCATAGAAGCTACTGCAATTGGGCTATTTTGCTGTACATTTACTTGTGTACCAGAATTATCAACTGCAGCACCACTAGCTTTAAGAATATCTAATTGAAGTTTCTTTTCATCTCTAATTTGTTTGAATCTTTCTGATTCAAGTTTAGTTTTATTTTCTATAATTCTCATTTGGTTTATTAGTATATTTATATCTGAATTTTCAAGAGCTGATAAAGTTTCTCCAATATCATCTCTTTCAAGTAAAACTTTTATATATTTCTTTAAATCTGCAGATTTAAAACCAAATTTTCTAAATAGTTTATCGTATTCCATACTAAGTTTACTCATATTTAGATTTATCTGTTTAATATTCTTATTAAGATCAGATAGTTTTATTTCTGGTAGACCTGATGCAACACCACTATTTGATTGTACTCTTGGACTATCTTCTGCTATAAATGAAGATAGATTCCATTTCTTTACAAGGTCTGGAGAGCTTCCTCCAAATAATCCCGCCATCTATTTCCTCCTAGTAAGGATAATCGTCTGAATTATCCTCAGCTGCATGATTAATATTTGTTCCAGCACCTTCTGTAGATTGAGTAGCTTGAGCAACATTATTTACAGCTGTATTATAAGCTTGGTTTTGAGCTGCATATGCACTATCTTCAGAAGTTATATGGTTTATAACTCTTGTGTACATTATTGCAGATTGGATATTATTCAACATTGTGTGAATATTTTGTAAGAAACCTTCCCCTTCAGATAAGTTTCTTCCACCTGTTCCAGTTGTATTTATATTAGGCATTAACTTAAGATTTAATGTATAAATACAATTTGATTCTGGTAATTGATCATATGAACCATTTGGTTGTCTAACCATATAAGGTTTAGCTTCTTGATAGTTAGTAAATTGATATATTTTCAAACTAGCAAGTCTAGCTCTCTTATAATCTGTTTTTTGACCTGGGGCTATAGAATAAGAGAATCTTATTACTCTACAATCTCCTGCAGCATCAAAATGAACTTTTACTGCTTCAGAGTATCTAGTTTCTTGATCATCAAATCTTGGAGCACCAATTTTAGCTACACAAATACCAAAAAAGTTCTCAAAGCCAGAATTATTCAAGTTATTGATATGTATTATAGCTTTATTACTATAAGTCTTTTTACCTTGAATTTCTTCTAATCTGTCAAAGTGTAATACTACATCAAATCCTTTCATGTACATAGCAACTCTATGTCTATCTTGTGTTTGTACGTCTGTTGTACTTACGGATGCAATCCATACTTCTTTTTTGTCTTCCATCTTTCTTCCTCCTAAAAAATATTATTATTGGAATATACTATTGTATATTTCTATCTTATTATATGTAATTATATAAGACCTAACTTTCTCGCTCTATCTTCACGAACGTTAATCATTGTATAAACTGTCATACCAGTAAGTATTTTATCATACATCTTTGTAGTAACTAATTCATTAATAGTTTCCATAGATAATCTTTCTTTATATGGTAACATATTATTGAAGAATTCTGTATCATTAGAACTTATTTTCATCATTTGATTTATAAGTTCTTTTTCAGCATCTATAGACTCAGTAGATATAGTTTCAGTTACTTCGCTATCAGGGCTAGTTACATTATCTGGTACTTCTACCTCATTTTTATTTGTATCATCAACTGGATTTATTTCATCTTCTACTTGATTTTCTGGGTTATTCATTTCATCAGCTACAGCATTTAATAAGTTAGTAACTGGATTAGAAGTTGCTGTCATATTATCTGTAGAAGGTTCTTCAGTTGGAACTTCAGTTACTTCATTAGTTGTTTCATTTAATTCAGTAGGGTCTTGTTCTATATCTGCAGAAGTTGTTTCTTCTGGAACTTTACCTCCAGCTATTTGATTTAATAAAAATTTAAGTTTAAACACAGATTCCATAAATTCATCTATAGTCATATTATATTTAGTTAAATATGTGTCTATACCATCAAGTATATTTTGAAATTTTGTATCCAATACTATAGTTCCATTAATCTCTTTTACTTCTATTTTAGGAGTTCCATCCTCATTAAATTCAACATTTTCAGGTTCTGTAGTAACACCTTGTATTTGAGTTGTGTCATCAGAATATTCGCTCATCTCATTATTTGAAGCTTTTTCGTAATTTGAGTTTATATCAGGAATTTCATCTGGTAAATTTTCATCTGATATATCAGATTCTTCTCTTAAACCTTCCGGTACTAAATTATATTCACTACCAGGTTTAGGAAGAGGTTCATCACTTCCTTCTAATAATGTAGGATCTTCACCTGTTTCATCTAGGTTTTCATCTAAGGGCTCTATTTCTGGCTCTAAATCTCCCATCATATCAGGATTAAAATCTACAGCTTCAGGATCTACTCCACTTTCCGAAGATAAACCATTATTAAATGCATCTTCACCAGTATAATTACCATTTACATCCTCATTAGATATCTTTTCTGTAGATTTATTTTCAATTTCTTTACCATTTTCATCTACAGTATATACATATGTAGCATATTCACTATTTGCCATAGCTTCAGCTTTTTTCTTTTCAATATCTTCATATGTAGGAATTATATTTTCATATGCACTCACTTGTGTTGGTGTTAACATAGGCTTTAAAGCATCTAATGATGCTTGGTCTAGTCTACCAACAGAATGCATTTTTTGTAGAAATATATCTAAAGTTTTAGGAGAGTTTTTTGCTTGGTCTGCATATAATACAGTACCTCCACCCATTTCTTTAAATACTTCTAGATTCCCTTTATTAAGCATATCACCAAACCATAGACCAGCTCTTTCATCATCAAATTGAGATTCCATAGTATCTTTTAGGTTTGTTGACTCCGGATTACGATCATATGTTAATAAAACAGATCTATCATCTGGAGATTTAATAACAGTAACAGGAGAAATGATTCCATCACCACGTCTACCGTGTATTTCCCAGTCTGCGAAAGATTCTATTCTAGATTCTATAATAGCATGAGCTTTATAGTTATCTATAAATATGGCTTTCATCATAATAATTTCCTCCTTTTATATATATGTAAATTTAATATTAAACTTATATGTATCAGAAACCTCATCATAAACTGGTTCCAATGATACTACTTCTGGTGGATCTAAGTTATTTGGAGTTTGGTCGTTACGTATAATCATATGATAGTTATCAGGATAATTATCAAAGTTTATAAATTGAATACGTGACACAGCGTCTCCTGCCTTATCTAATACAGAATATACAAGTGATGACATATGTAAATCTTCCATGTAGTAGTCATGTTTGATTAATGATTGATTTAATTCAGATGCAATTGCAGCTTCATCAAATTCAGGGTCAAGTTTACGTATAAGTAGTTTAGGTCTCATTTGAAGATTATGAATAAGTACCTTATTAACTTCTCCAACATCTAAGAACTTACTTAATCCATAAGTTTTAGCAAACTTTATAGCTATACGTAAATTAGTTTCTTGTATATCATGAACATCGTTTGATCTGCTACTATATTCATCAAGTTGATCATATACAGCATGATCTAAGAAAGTAACTATTTTCTTTACTTCTTCCGTAATATGTTTTTGGTTTCCAGATTTAATATAGAAATCAGACTTAACTAATGGCATACTCATAAATGTAACACCATCGTTACTATATTGATTAGTTTGAGTGAACATGTCTTTAGTAACGTCTTTAAAAAATTCTATTTCACCTTGGAATTCAGATACTGACTTATATTTACTTACAGGTTCAGCTTCCTCTTTTATCATACATATTACTTTTACTTTATGTCTTGTATTAAACATAGCTGTTTTTACAGTATGAGCAGTATCATCATCTACCCAACTAAATTCACACCATCTATTAAATACATATTTATCAGTTTTTAATGTAAATTCAAGATCCCATATATTATTGCCCATATCTGTAGCAGTATGACATGGAATTCTATGGATAGTTTTATCTTGTGCTTGTAGTTCTATATAAGCTTGGAATGTTTGACCATGCTTAAATTCCCAATTACTTGACTCAAATCTAACTTCAGTATTAAGACTAAAGTGTTGACTTGTTTTATTTCTATCGTAATATAAATAATCATTTACTCTAACAGATGTATTTACAAATCTAACAGGAACACTTGCATTATATTCTTCAAATGTTTGGAATGTAAGATATGTTTCATCATATTGAGCACCCATATATACACGAGCCATATTATTATATTTATCGTAATCTACAACAAATGGAGCCACATAATAATATGTATATAAGTTATTTAATGGATCTTTAGGGTCTAGTTTTTCTGGTACGGTAGGTTCTTTACCAGGTTTTATAGTTTTATCTAGTACAAAGTTATCAGATCTACGAGATTGTGTAGATTTTATAATATTCATATAATTAAAACTATAATAATCAAAACCTTCCATCTGTTTATGTCTCATATCAGAGTATTTAGCATTTACATTTCCTGTATTAGTAGGAATAGTAAATACACGTTTAATACCATTTAATGAATTACCAAATGATAATACTGTATAAATACTAAAAATACGAGAAGCTATATCATTATGGGTAAGTCTAGGATGGAATGTAGATTCTCCTTCATAATTAAGTAAGAATGTTCCAAGGTCACTTTCTGTATCTACTCTACGTCTAGCACCACGTAGTTGTATAACTTTATTACGTAGATATTCTACAGAAGTTTCTGCAAGACTTCCGCCAGAACTTTTATATACACGTTTTCCAACTGGCTCATATTCAACTCTAGCAGTTGCTTGTGTAAATGTATCTCTAGCAGCTGCTAATTTATATTCAACATCCCGTCCAGTTGTAGTATAACATACTATTTCTAAGAATGAGCCTCTAGCTGGTTTAAATCCACCTTGTACATACTTATGAATTAGTGCTATACTATTATTTCCTAGTATTTTATATTCCATATAGTCGCCACTACCTCTAGTATAGAATAATCTTTTATTAATCTTAACTGGATTAGAAGCACTATTGGCTCTATAATAAATATCGAAGTCAGAAATTGGATATTCTGTAGTTATTAAGAATTTTGCAAGTTGTTCATCATCAAATTGCTTTGTAAATCTTTCTATTGTAACTTGCTTAAATTCTGCTTTAAATCCAAGTGTTTCTTGACCATTTATAAATATATTTTGTACTAATACATTTATTTTCTTACCTTGATAATCATAGAATACTCTATAAAGCTTTCTTTCTGGTAAGAATGTTACTCTAACATAGAATTTTGGTATTACTGGCATAAATATAAGATTATCTATTATACAAGTATTTATATCATCAAATTCTATTTGCCATGTATTATCTTGTACATGTTTACCATATCTCTTTATATCTTCAACTGGAATACGAACAAATAACCATATTTTAGATGGCCTAGCTATAACGACCTCGTTTGTATGTTGCGCCAATTGATTAAATAAAGAAGACGGGTACTCTGCATGTATAAGATTTGACTCTCTTGATACATATTGAATTGCAGAACTAACTGAATCGAATAATGTATTAAACCCTGCTAATATCATACTAGCAGGGCTCATTAATGGTATTTCATCAGCTGCAATACCATTTTTAGTAAGTTCATTAACGATCAATTCATTCATTTCTTTTTTATCTTCAGAGTTCAACATCGTTTTAAAACGACGTCTATCTTTTATTTTATCATTCATAGGAAAAATCCTCCTATACAGTTATTGAACGTTCAGTGTATGGTACAGGATATTTATCGTTTGCTATAGCATATGCATTTTCTCTGGCTCTAAGTCCAACTTGTTTTGCATATCTAGAGTTTAATAAAGCTGTAGCAGCTGATTTAAATCTTTCTGATTTAATTAATAAAACAGTATTAGTAAACATATTAAACCATCCAGCGCCCATATTGAATGTTAAATCTATAATTGCAGCTTGTCTAGCTGTTGATAGATTAAACACCCATGGTTGCATTTTCTTTAATGCTTTTATAATAGAATCTATATGTTCTTTAAGTATTTTATCAGCTTCTGCTTTAGTAATACCATTTTTATCCCATTTCTTAACAAGTTCATCTGGAAAAGTTTTAGATTCCATGTTAAATCCATACCCAATAGTCCAGATTCCCTTAGTATCTTTATATTTCTTTTCTTTAAATCCTTCATGTCTGCCAATTATATCCACTAAAACATCCATTTCTGGTGTTGTATTTGTAAAATTATAAAAAGACATAAGTACTCCTCCTAATTATATGCTGAAAGATTAGTCTGACTAGAATATCCATTCTTTTCACACCAATCTGTAAAGTGTTTTTTGTTTATGTAAATTGCGACATAGACCTTGTTACCCTCTTTTGCCTTAGCATCATTAATAACAAAATCATCATAATCTATAATAAAATCCTTTTCATTTCCTACAGTTGGAATATCTCCTTGATATCTATTCCGTTCTCCACGTTGACATTCTATAGCAAAGAACTTACAATACTCACTAGGATCTACACATACTCTCATATTTCTAATATAATTAAAGACTTTCTCATCTGGAATTATATCAAGAATATTTACTTCACCATAAGAACTATTTCCATTTTGTACAATATCTTCTTTACCATATGTAATCTTCATTTTATCTATAATTGTAAGATCACATAAGTTTTCACTGAATACTGCAACTGGAACCTCTATTTTAGCCATTTTATCTTCAGTAGTTTCTTTAGTTTCTGCATTTTTATAACTTTCAGTATTAAGTTTACTAAAAGAAGCAGATAAAGAATATACTGGATATTCTATATAGTCTACTTGGAATTCTATTTTAACTCCATAAGTCATAACGTTATTTATTTCACGTTCACCTAAATCTATACTTACTGGAGTTATAGTTGGAATAAATGGAAATTTAATGGCAAATGCACGTTTTCTTTTAGAACCATCTACTATATAATCTACTTCTGTTTCAGAATGTTTTTGCAATATCTTAAGAAGTTCTAAATCTCCAGTAGTTCCGGTATCAGAAATACCAAATGTAGTCTTTAATAACTTTAATAAATTATCCGGTAATGAAGTTTCTAATGTATATTTTCTTATATCTGGTTGACTACCTAATGTTACTACTTCTTGACTCATATAAAGAGGTTTAGTTTTATTAAGTGGAAATATATATGTAAATTGCTGAGCAAGTTCTTGAGCTTGAATTCTTTCGTTTACTAATACAGATACATAAATAGTATGCATAGTATATCTAGGACTACCAATAAGTACCATATCAATATCCCTCATATAATAATATGGCTTATTAGTAGTATTTTCAATAGATTTCTGTTTAACAGATAGAATACAATCTAAAAGTCCTGCATTTACTCTATTGAAGTCTTGATTATTAGGTATATCTACACGTAAGGATGCTAATGGATCAAAACTATGATTAAATACAATACGTGGAAGAATTCTATTATCAAGCATTTCTCTTGGAGTATCCTTTATTCTAACAGAAGCAGGATCTGTTCCTACGTATTCAGATGGAAAATCCCTATCTTTAAAGCTTGGATTAGCTTGTATAATAATATTTTTTACATGTTCAGTAACTATTTGATATACTTTTTCAAATGTAAACATAACATTATCATTCAAACATCCGATATTTGCATATTTAAAACGTTTCCATTTACGATTTTTATCTTCTATAATTTGTAATTTATTCATATTTCATCACCAACTAAACCCAAACTTAATTCTAGGACGTCTATCAGAGAATTTACGATTACCTATTACTATATTTTCTAATGGTGGTAATCTATAAAAACCAGGATTAAGTGCAATCATTTCAGAAGTTCCTTTAAGAGGGAAACCTCCCATTGGACTATAATCATTTCTTAATAATTCATCTCTAACCATCTTAGACTCATCGAAGGCTTTATTTTGTGCATGTCTATTAGCACCCATAAGAGTAATACCATTAGAACCTTGTACATCTACTATATTTTGTGGATTAAATCCAAATAGCTTATTAAATACTTCATAAAATTCTGGTGCATCTGGTCTATATGATGTAGCCTTAAATGAAGCTGTAAAGTTTTCCAATAAATCATTCTTATTAAATCCGTCTATCTTATGTTGATTAAAGTGAGTTACTGGTTCATTTATAATAAGATTCTTAGCAACTCCAAGTGATATTACATCCCAGTCTACGTTTACTACGACTACCCACATACTTATCAAATAATCTAACCCACGGAATTTTATATATTCTTTACGCATAGGCCACTCTTGTTTACCTACAAGATCTTTATACATTGACAAAGTGTATAATAGTTTAGATATATCTCCTCTATTATTATCCATAAATGTAATAGAAATATCTACTTGATCATATATTTCTGGATTTCCAGGTAATGGAGTAGATTTCCCATGCATATTTTTAATACCTTCACGTGTCGATTCTGATAATCTAATAGTTGGGACTTCTACACAATAGTTTGATAATAAACGCCAACAGTTTGATTTTAATGCACCATCTCTACAAAGTTCCATATACAAATTTGGATCTGAAGATACTCTGGCAAAAAAGTCCGGGTGTGCTTGTAGTTCTGGAATAATTCTAGAATTATTGAATAAGTTACAATTTGGTCTTGTAAAGAATACAAAAGATCTATAATATCCAGAAGTCTCAGATTCTAAGTAAGGTCTATTAATAAATAAAGATTCTCTACTAAGAATTACAGATTTCTGTCTATCAAGTACAAATCCATTATCTTCAGCCATTACTTTAATAACACTACGTAGAGAATCTCCCATCATAAGTGGATTCTTTAAATCCCAGTCCTTATCCATTTCTGGAGTATATGTTTTATACATTGGAAGTCTGTAATCTCTATTGACTATACGTTTATCTCTAGCAGAACTGCCCATAGGCATATCCTGTAATGAACCTGCAGCAAATCCACCAAATATATTACCTAAATTTAACGCACTTGCTATATTAGACAGGTTTTGACTAAACATATTAGTAAGTGGTGAAAGCATTCCTTTAGCACCAGATGGTATTATAGATGATAATTTATCAGCCATAGGTCCATATGATTCCCTAGCTTTATTAATTATAGATTGGCCTATCTTAGCTCCAGCATTAAATAATTCAGTTTTTCGACCATTTATCCATCTAGATGCAGTATCTTGAAAATTATCTATAACATCATTTACTTGATTAGTTATAAGATTAATAGACTGGTTACGAATATCCATAACACTATCAGAAATAGCTTTTCCTATATTCTCTTTAAAGTTCTCAAAGTATTTTCTAGGATCTAATTGTCCAAGTAAATCATCAATAGCTCCAAGTCCACGCCTTTTAGTCATTTCAATTGCATCTTTGATATCATTCTTCCATGCAGCCTGTTCAGATCTATTAAGATTTTTATAATAATCAGTAAGTCCTTTACCAAATTCTTTATTCCACTGATTCTTTCCAGTAAAAGTATCAAGTAACCAGTTCTTTTTAATTTGTTTAACTAGTTCTTCAGATGGAGTATTTGCATAATCTGTAAATCTAAAATCTTTACCTGGAAGATATTTAGATGGATTATTCCATTTATCTGTTGTAAGATCTTTTTTAAATTTCTGGTTCCAATTATCAGTAGGATGTGTTCCTAATTTAGCAGCATCCTTAAGTTCTTTTTTCCATGCTTCTACGTCAAAGGTAGGTAATTTTTTATTAACTATACCTCTAACGTCAAAGTCGCTTACTTGAGTAGTTTTAACCTTTGCAGCATCTTTCATCATAGATGGCCACTCTTTATTAAATTTATCTAAATTAGATTTAGATTCACTGTTAAGCCATGCTGGTGGAAACTCGTTTTTAACAAAGTTTCCACTTTCAAATTGTCTTTTCCAATTATCATTATACTCTTGAAGCATAGCCTTGAGAGCTGCTACCCTTTTTTCATATGTAGGATATATAGATAAGAATTCTTTCTTCCAACTTTCTTTATTGTCGGCAATCATTTTATTTATAATTTGTTGTAATTCATTATCTGCCATTGGTGAATGTCACCTCCTATATATGAAGCATCTTGTATCTAAGTGCAATAGTTCCATCTACACCATGTGGAACTAATATATGGTTAAGTCTACTAAATACTACAGAATCTGTCATAGTATCAAAGTCTTTACCATTAAGTCTAATTTTTGCAGGTTTTCCTATCATAGTACAAAGTGCATTAAATCCAGCACTTTCCATTTTACCTTTCTTAAATACAGAAAACCATTCCACAAGTTCTTTATCTGTTATATTTATTAAGAATTGAGCTACTGCTCTAACATCCTTGTCTGTTACAAGTTCAGTATCAGGATTATCTGGTACATTAGTTGCGTCATCAGTAGTTACTACATAGTCTACTTCTATTTTCTTAGTATAATATGCAATATAAGGATGTTCATTACCACTACTATCTTCTATAAGTACTTTTCTACTATGAAGATAATCACGATAGTATACTTCATAATCATTATCTCCCTCTGGTATTAACCTAAAAGGAATCAAATTATCAAAGTTATATCCTTTCTTATATCTAGGATATGCAAGTACATCAGTTCCTTGAGAACCATCATAACATACATTATAACCCATTATTTTATCTTTAGCATTTTGATCTACAGTTACAGATGTAGTAAAATCGTCTACTGCACCTTTAACCAGATCTTCTTCAAATGATATAACTTTAACTTTAGGTGGTAAATTATATAATGCACCACATAATCTTTGTAATCCTCCAAGTAACACTTTATTAGGGCCAAGATCTATCTCAACCCATTCACCTTCTGGAGTTTTCTCTAATTTAAACAGGTGTCCATCCCATGTTTTTAGGGTGTCTTCTGGTAAATTATACGTAAATATTGGTTTATCATTCATAAATATTTACTCCTTTAACTTATTTTAATATCTCCATATCTTGTTACCATATATAGAGCATCTTCACTTCTTTGCTTTTCACATAATTCTCTATCTGTTTTTATAGCTGGTTCTATCCAGTCATATTGTGATACGTTCCATCTATTACGATGTGTAATATTTACATCATAAGTTATTTGATCTACGTTTACTTGATAATTATAATTTTCATTATAATTTAGTAATAGTCCTTCTGATATAAACTCTACTCTCCATGCCTTAAATAGTTTTAATATATATAGTAAGTATTTAGATATACCTCCATACATCATATTAATATTATAAAGTACGTCTAATAATTCTGGAAGTTCTATAGTATCGTCTAGATGTTGAATTAAGTTTATCATAAATTGTGTACAGTTATCTATTTCTAGAAGCATTGCATCTGGTCCTTGATCTGCAAGTTGTTCATAATATACATATAAATCAGGTGCATATTTTTCTAAATATTCTACATAAGATTGACCTTCTGCAGTAGATATAGTATTATATGCTTCTGGTTCTTTACTCATTATACGTACATGCCTATAAACAGATAATATCATATTAACTTCCACATGATTTCTTGCTTTAGTAAGTACAGAATCAACAAATTTTGCAAGTCCTACTGCTTTATCTGTATTTATCATAAGTTGCAAGAAATCTGTTTCAGAGTTTGCAGCTTCAGGGAATTCTTCTAGTTTAGTTTCATATGGATATTGTGCCATCACAATAAGCCAATACATTCTAATAGTAGGATGTGTCTTTATAGTATTAAATCCAAGTATTTTATCTACTCTATCCAATACGTCTCCAGGTCTAGGATTTATTCTAGCATCTTTAAAATCTTTAAGAAGATATCTTCCCATACTATAAGTAACCATAGCATTAAAGAATACCCATAAATCCCAGAAATTCACATTATAACCATTAGACTGATATGTTAATTCATATTTCTTTAATATATCACGATGATGTAAAAAGTATCTATGAACTACAGAAAGTCCTATAGTAACATTATTAAGATCTAATATATTATCTATACCAAGATATTTAGATTCTATATAAGAGAATGGTTCCTCAAATACACGTTTCTTTAATGCTTCACTATCAGACCATCTAGGGTCGAGTTTCTTTACTTCATCATATGTTAAAATCATTTCTTTATCTTCTTTTTGTTGATAAGATGGAGTTTCGTATTCTATATTAGTAAAATTACGTCTCATCTTCTCGTCATCAGTAAGATAAGTTTTTTCTTTCTGATTTGATATATCATCATATGGATTTACAGCACGGAATGGTTTTAATATAAATTCTACATCATACAAATCATCATATTTCATTCCAGGAGTTTCTATTACGCCTGGTTTTCTTCTCTTTCTAATAAAATATTTATATAAATTAAGTCCAGAGAATATCTTTCTTGCTATATATTCAAGTACATAGTTAGTGCCTTTATACATTACAAGATAGTTTAATACATACGTAGTAGCATTTCTATAAGAATCTGGCATATTTTGTGGAAATGTAAGTCCATACATCTTATATAAATCTTCCGATTCTTCTCTAGTAAAACTTGTCTTACCAAGTGGAGTCGTATATATATTTATAAAATAATATATAATAGCTCTCATTTTTATAGTAGTAAGCTCTATAGATTCATTAAAGTCTGTACTTTCAGTTAAATAAGTTTGATGATACGTTTGCATCCATACACGTCTTTCCTTATTAAACATTTCCCGATAAGCATTAGCTTCATCCGTTTTAGGAGTCCACAATACTTCAAATTGCCTTGCTCTACGTGCTTCTATTAGATTTATCTTCTTATCTATATAGTTAAGATATTCAGCATCAGGATGTTCTTGTATAAGTACATCTAATGCTCCACTACGTTTTAGCTTTAATATCTCTCCATATGTCATAGTATGCACAGGAGTACCTTTATAATATACAAAATCTTCAGGTGCTGTACCTAAAGGCGGAACTCCTAATAACATTCTATAATATTTATTTCCTTCTATATAAGATAAAAGTCTTTCTTTTCTAAGTTCTGTCATTAATTGTAGCTGTTCTTCAAAGTTAAATATACTATAAAATTTTCTAAAATCACTTTGAATCTCAGCTATTTCAGCACTAGTAATATCTGGTTTATGATAACGTAATAAAGTTTCATTTACCTTACCAGTATAATCATATAATGTATCAGACTGTTCTAGTGCAGCCATATATGCTTCAAATTCTTGTGCATATACAACTTCATTTGGGTCCTCGTTCGCTCTATGTTCTTGCTTGACTACTAAATTATTTAGTAATCTATACATAATTTGTAAACGATGGTCTACTAATTTAGCAGTTGAAGCCATAATTTATTCCTCCTAATATTTAGGATTATATGCAGAATGTCCTGCAGCTCTAGTTATATATTGGAACCATTCGCCTTCTACAACGATTTCATCCCCATTTTTAAGTATAAGTTTTACATCTTTAGTTTTATCTATTACTTGAACATCTTCATCGGCAGTCCAATGTTTCATACTTCTACTGTTAAAAGTACCTTTTTCTATATGTAAAGTTTTATACGCAGTAGGAATTGCATATAATATCCATTGTAAATCAAAAGATATAAACTTATTATTTCCATGTGGGCTAGTTTTAACTTTTATTTCTACGAGTTGCATCTTTAACCTCCATTTAAATCGATTATGACGCGTTTATAGCGTGTTTTGAGATATTCTATACCATATAGAGGTATAATTAATCATCTTTTATATAGAAAGCGTAAAAACGGCCTATAAAGCCGTTTAAACGCATTATAATTAGCTTCTAAGAGCTTTTTCTAATGGAGAAACTGTTTCTGTTTGTTCCTGTTCAGATTTAGCTAATGTAATCATTAATGCTTTACCAGCATCAGGTCCAAATACAGCATTAAATGTTCCTCCCATTACAGCTAATTCATACAATGAAGCAAATATATACTTTTTACTTCCAGTTTCTCTAGCAGGTTTCTTTGGATTATCAGCATCTCTAGCAAGACTTGCCACTAGTATTTCTAGAGATAGATCTGCTGCTCCAAGATCTACGTTTGCTAAGAAGTTATTCTTTAATGTATCTAAGTGAGTTTCTACTGGAACTAAATTGGATAAGTTTCCACCTAAGAATACTTTAAGCATACGATATACAGTCATATTGCTTCTTACAGAGTTTACTGTATTTAAGAAGCAATCACCTTTCTTATAACAGAATATTACGTGTTTATCTAAAGGTTCATCTTCACCTTCAGATGGTTTAGGTCTAATAATTTCAGTAGGAGTAGTACTTACATCAGAACCGAATACGATTGTATGTTGTTTACCATCTCCACTATCTAAAATTGAACCATGTGCTAATACTTTATAATATGTATCTACTGCTTCTATAGCTGATACTGGAAGTATCCATTTAATATCAGTTTTACAGTAAACTTTTTCCATATCTGTTATTGGGTCTATTCTATGTTCAAATAGATCTGCACCAGCTGGATATACATATTTATTAAAGTCTTTAATACGGAACATCTTAGAACCTAAGTTATGTGTAGATTGCATTAATACGTTCAATAAGTTTGAACCTACTTCTGAGATATAAACTCCAATTGGAATTGTATCTTGTTGTAGTGCTTTAAATATAAATTCTCCAAGACATTTTCTACAGAAATGACCATTCTTTTCTTTACATGTTAAAGGATAACGCATTTTAACTGTTTTACTTACATATTTATGAACGTTGTCCATAGTAACAAGAATAGATTCTCCATTTTCTATTATATAACGATTTACATAATCAAATTCATCGTCAGACTTAAACATTTTACCTTCTGTAGTTCCACAGTCGTGTGTAAGTCCTTGTATGTGGTTTAGACCATGAGATAAATCTTTATATATAGTACCAGCATATGCTGTATTAAGTCCTCTGTCCATTGCTCCTATCATGGCAACGTTTGTTATATTAGGTAAAAATGATTTATCAATACCATCAACTAATGCATTATCTATATATACAGGTTTTCCTCCAGATAAGTCTGGCATACTACCCATTACAATGTTAAGGTTTTTAAAGTCATTTCCCCATTTAGCCTTGTTAGCAGAATCATAAAGTTCTGCCATATCATTATCTTTAAAGTGTTTCTTTGCAAATTCTACTACTTCATTTTCTGCTTTTTCTAAAATAGCATAATCTCCATGTTTTTCAAATTCTTTCTTAGCAGCAGCAATAGTTTTATCTCTAAATTCAGTAAATTCATCATCTGGATTCATCATATCTTCATTTATACTAGCATTTACTACAGTAGATAAACGTAGACCAAACTCATTTGATGATTCTATTAAATCTAGTACATCATCTTGTGTAAGACTTCCTTCTAATGCATAGTTTACAGCTTTACGCCATATTTTACTAAGCTTTTTCCAGTTACACACTTCATTAAGAAATGAGAACTTTGGATGATTTGCTACAGGGAATAACATACACTTATTAAGCATAAGTCTTCCTACTGTAGTTTTTATAGTTTTACCTCTATCTTTTATTGTAATACTGTCATAAAGACTAACTTCTGGATCCTCATCTATTTCATATCTCATACAAGATTTATACATAAGATCTAGATCCATTTCTCCATTAGTTAGATATATAAGATGTTTAATAAATGGATGTTTCATATTAGCAGGTTTAGCTTTATCCGATGGTTTAGGATCTCTAGATACAGAATACCAAGTTTGGTTACAGTCCTTACCTGGATTTCTACGAGCTAAAGAACCATCATAATTACATACAAATAAAGGTGATTTTTGTTGTTTTCTTGCATCTTCTACGGCCTCTTTGGAATTGATGGGCTTATACATTAAAGTATCGCCATCGTGGTCTAACTATTGTTATATAGGGCGTTACTCCTATACCAAGTTAATAACTTGCTCATATTTTCATATGAGTGATCAGACTAGATCAATCCCTCTCATTACCTGAGTAGGGTGTGTGCTTTTCCCAACTACTTAGTCAGTACTTCCATTTCAGGAATAGTCGTTGAACTCAGATATTCTGAGTGCTGATTACCCATTGTAAACGTCATTTAGGACCTCTCATAGCCGTTTTGAGAGGCTTTTATTTCACCATGTGACATCTTTATACTTGTTTCTGACTTTCGTCTCCTATATAGCTATAATCGCTTTAAATAGGCTATAAAGCTTTAGGGACTCCCAGCTTTTAACACACTTTTCACGCACACATTACTGTATACGGGCCAACCATTTTAGCATTCATTCCTGTACTTATAGATGCAACAAGTCTAGACCCACTATCAAAGATTTGATCTTGGAATCTAGCTTTTAATTGTTCCGTAATTAACGGAAAATCATTATATTTATTATTCATAACTGTAACTTTTTTAGTTAAGTTAGGTGATAATGTAAGACACACTGGTCTTTGTGGTTGTAGAGACGTCATACTATCTACTGGTGGTCTCGTAATAGCAATCATACGAGTATCGTATAGTTTAGCATAAGTCTCTACAACTATATAAAAGAATTCTGTCCACGATAATGGTTTAGTCACTTTAGTTTCAGTTCCATCTTCGTCTACAATAAAAGTTAGCTTAATATGTGTAAAGGAACCATCATATTTTATTGCAGGGAAATCAGTAACTCTAAAGTGAGGGTCACTCATATTAGTAATCGCATTAGACAGAAATTCTATATCATAATATGCTAAGAAATCTCTTGTAACTCTAGGTTCAAAAAGACCAGCATTGAATAGATCTTCTATTAAAGTATAAGAGAATTTTATGATAGTCTCTTTAAACATTGGAAGTAAGAACTGGATTGGAACTCCAGAAGCACGCATTCCAATACGAGCTTGACGAAGTTTCTTTTCTTTCCATACAGTAGGAATGATAACCATACGGGCACCATTATCTACATTACGAGAAAGTATTTCTTCTCTACCAATTCCATGTGGTCCAAAATATGTATCTTTAATATAATCTCCAAGATCTAATACTGCTTTTTGAATTATAGATTCCATATCACGTAAATCTACACGCACTCCAGCAACTCCAGCCTTCATCATTTTATATTGATTAGATGCACGTATAATCTCGGAATATAATACATTCCAATCATTAACTGTACGACCATTCTCAAGATTTTCACTTCTGAAAGCAAGAGCTATTACATAAATATAATTAGTAAATAGCTGGTCACGAGTAAGTTTAGCTATAGAAAGCTTAAGCTCTTTATTTGAAATACGTCCATGTTCCTGTTTGAACTGTCTTTTATCAATATTATTCCAGTTATTATAAAGAAATACAGGACCATAACCTACAACATCATCTGGCTGTTCTTGATAAGTTTCATCTACTTCATAAAGAACTCCTTTACGGAAATAAAATTCTTTACCAGTTGAAGTAGCGCATTGAACATATTTACGATTTATACGAGAAAAAGCTTGTAACACAAGAGGTCTAAATACATAACATCCTAAGTTTATAAGAGCAGACTTTGTTTGTAGCTCTTCTTCCGTAACTCCGAATACTGCGGAACTAAATATAGAAGAAGATGACTTCTTTTCAAAAGAATCTACTACTGGAAGTCTTTTCCTTATTTTGTTAAGTTCGTAATTATATGGACATACGAACATCAAAATCTACCTCCTTTGAGGTCCATACTAGCTCTTCGCAAAGATTTTTCTTTATCTATATGGGCCCGTTTCCGTTTGTAGTTAGTTTCAAGTTCGATTAGTGCATACAATAATATCTCATCATTATTAGTTCTAAATATTCCATTATTAGCAGCATTTGGTTTATAATATCTGAAACCTTCATAGTAGTCTCCTTTTTCAAGTATACTACATTCAGTCATTACTTTATAATTGGAACGGAATTTATTCATTAATCTATTTATTGTCCGCCTTCTATGATGGATACGTTCTAGAGGTCCTTTAGGGAGATCTCTAGAAAATCCATTGCTTATATAAAGTTGATTAAATGTATCTGGTCCAACACCGGTTGCTGATAATGTAACATCATCATTCATAAGTCTTTCTTGTTCTTCCTCATCGATATCATCTACACCTTTAAGTTTTCCTTCCTCTTCTTCATCTACATCGTCATTAGGAATTCTATTTTTATAAGAAAAAACTCTAGGTTTAGATTTACCATCAGTACTTGTAAAATAAACAGCATCGTTATCTATTGTAACGATATCGTTTATATGCTTATGATCAAATATAATGTCTTTAATATTTCTAAGTATTATAGAATTATTTATTATATCTTTATATTTATCTATAAAGATATTTTCCATAATTATCTTATTAAGAATTTCTATCTCTTCAGAATTAAGTCCATCACATCTAACTCCTACTATAGAATGATACGCATCACGCTCTCTCTTTGTACGTTCAGCTTCATCTTTAATACGATATGCATCGCTACGTTTGCATACATTCTTATAATATTTAAAGTAAGATTGTGGTAAATGTATTAATTCTACATCTTTAATATATTTACGTATCTTATCTTCGTTATGAGATAAATTTTGAGGATTAAGAGCAAGATCATATACGAAATCTGGTGATAATAATTCACTAAATTTTAATGTATTTACAATAGTAGTACTCTTTTCAGGATCTCTAAGATTAGTATCTGCTATTTCTTGACATGCTTCTCTAATAGAGTCAAAATCATATGAAACCATCATAGCATATAACAGTTTCTTAGTAGCTTCTTGAATGGTATCGATTGCTTTATTTTCAACTTCCATATATGTAAGTTTCTCTGTCTGTTCACGATATTTCTTAATAAGTGGTATTGTATATTCTTGAGTTATCATTGTATATACATAATCAAATACACTATTTTTTTCTATATAGAAAAGAAGGTTAGAAAGAATATATCTAGAACTAACCCCCTCAATAGTTTTAAGGGTAATTAAACCGTATTTATTTTGTATTGTACTTTCAAAATATGAGTCTTTAATCGAGTCTGCAAACGTATTACCAAGTAAGTTTGTAGTTTCTTGGTCATTAAGCATAGTTTTAACAGCCATCTCATGAGCACTTTTGAGTACTTTATTTATATCATCTAAAGGTACTTCTGGTTTGAAAGATACTGGCAAAACTAAAGTGTTTAATATATCCCAAACTCTCTTATCTCTTGAGTTTATAGGATCTAGAATCATATAAACTAACCTCCTTTTCTAATTTAATTAAACATTATGTCCTTTTGCTACGAGTGTAGCTAAAATTGATCTTAGGAATGGTACCGCACTTTCTTTAATACCATTTCCAGTAAATATCAATCCATTACTTGTCTCATTATATGAATTAAAAACATTTACTCCATTATATGAGAATGTAAATGTTGCAAATCTAAAATCATGTGTTGGTATATCATTACCAACTGTATAAGTATCTAAAACATGTTTTAAACTAGATGCTAATATATCTATCTGTTCTTTTGATAATCTAGAACTACTCTTAAGTCTATCATACCATTCAGGATCTATCATCATTTTATAGTTATAGATATTTAACAATGGATATTTCTTATTTTCTTCAGGTATAATAACCTTAGAGAACATTATAGGGTAAACAAAATCTCCAATACCAATATTTAACTTAACCCAATCAGGTTTTGCAGCAGATTCTGCTATATAGAAACTCTTATTAAGATTTACATTTAAAGTATTAGCGTTTTCCATTGAAATTCCAGCACGAGCTACATCTCTAATAAATTCCTTATCGTTAACAGTTAATAATGATGTATCTGTATTTAATTCATTAAATTTAAACTCTTTATAAGTATCAGGACCTTCTAATATAAGAGTACAATTTTTAGAATAATATGATAATTCATGTATAAAATCTGGTCTAGATGGAGAAACTGCACTCCCAGGTGTATAAGATATCATATTCTCTGCTATTGTTCTACTATTAACATTACCACCTGATAAACTAATACCTGATCGTTCCATTCCTGGAATTTCTTTTATCTTCAACTTACAAGAACTTAAATCATCAAATATCTTAGTAGGTGTTAACTTATTGTAGAATCTATCACTTTCATTTGGTATTAATTTATCATACAAATAGTTTCTAACTTCATCTAAACCTGCAACCTTTTCTACAGTGGCAAGCATAGACCCACTTCCGTTTTTACTTAAAGAAACTAACGATGCAGCATTTATATTATTACCATAATTCTTAAGATCAGTTAAGTTTATAACCTTAGACTCTAATTTGATTATATTATGTTCAAATAGATTCTTATTAGTAGTTATACTAGGATAAGTATGATCTGGTGGTAATACTATTTCAGTATATAATTTTAATTTCTTTGTTTGGTCTAGATCGAATGCAAATCTACCTACTCGTATTTTTCTATAATCATCTGTATGTTTAACTCTAGATTGACCATAAGAAAATTCACCTATCGTATATAATGGTGTATAGAATAATGAATATTCTAATATCTTTTGATAAGTTACTATTCCATGGTCTTCGAAGTCAATATATACTGGTATAAAATTAAATAATTTTGGTAGTATATGGTCACCAGTTATACTATCTGCATACTTCTTATGCGTTAACTCTTCATTATTATAATCAATTGGAGTTATATTATGGTCGGTATGAGTATCTAAATAATCTCTAGCTACATCAAAAGGTGATTTTGATTTATCTGTATATATAGCTTCGAATTCATCATGATATACTATTATTGATCTAACATATGCATCAGCTAATGCATTAACACTATCAAATTGATCAGCTATATTTTCTGAATCAGTTGGTCTATATTTATAATTATTAGTTTGTATAGTTTCTATATCTTTACTCCATAAAGAAGATTCTCTATCAATAGTATATATAAGATCAGTTCCTTCTATAACTTTAATTAAATCATATCTGTTTAATATATTAGAACTATTAGTAAGATTACTTTGTTCTTTAGTTAATGGTAATGGATCTAATAAACTATTTGATATAGCATCATTTGATAAATAATAGACTAATTCGGTAGAATTAAATTCATTTTCTCCTTCGAACTTAACTTGATATCTGATTACATAATCATTTCTATCATTTTTAAGTTCACGATAGTTAAATATTTCCTTATTATTAGAATCATTTATATTTCCACTAGTTGTAAATATATAGTGTGGTATTTGGTTATAGAAACATTTTTGATAATCTGTTAACATATTATCATCTACACCATATGATGCTAATAATATTAGAGGTTTAGCTAATAAGTTAGCACTCGCATATTCTTGTCTAGCAAATGGTACTATTTCATAATAATTATTATATAGCATTAAATCTCTATTTAAATATATATTATCTAATACTTTAGGTATACTAGTATTATCAAATATATATTTACCACCATCAATATTTTTAATCATCTGTTTATAGTTCTTAAGTATTTTAGGGTAAGTATATACATTATGATTTGTAGCACCTGTTTGATAATTTTCTTTACCGTATACACTTGTTCCAGTTAGGAATTCCATAACAGGGAAGTTTGTATTTTCTGTATTGAATAGTATATGTTTACCATCATTAGCTGAAACCATTCCAGTATTATAATGAACCATATCTCTTCTTCTATTACCAGATGCAGCCGTACTATTAGTGCTGATATTCAAAGTATTAGTAGTAGATTTCGTATATCTAGTTCTAGAATTTATATCATCTTTAGTAAAACTATTAAGAGTTAAGATTTCATCATTATTAAATTCTAATATATCTTTTCCATTTACTAAAGCTTTACCAATATAATTTATCTTTAAGTGAGTAATTTTTACATTATCTCTAAGTCTAGTATATTTATCAGAAATTTCAGTCCATGGTAATACATTCCCGATCATATAATTAAATTCTACACCTTGGTCAAAGTGTAGTTTCTTAAAGTCTGGACTGAATTTAAATGTCATATTACTAAACACAGGAGTTAGTCCTCTTCTCATGCATGGTTCTTTAATAGTATTTGTCTCTAATATTGGTTCATTTATATAATTATTATACATAGGAGTAACAGTATTCATAGAAGTAACACCAACTTCACGTATAATATTATTTAATTCCTCATATTTAGATTGAGCTTTATCTTTAAATACTTTTTGAGATAATTCTACTTTTTGATTTGTTTTAAAAGTAATCTCAGGAGTTACTTTAATTCCAACATCAGCATAGTTCATAGTATATTTAGCATCTCTAAGTTCATTTAAAGCTGCAGTTATAGTACCATCATCAGTTATATCATAAATTTTAAAGAAATTTATTTTGCTAACATCTGCTAGAACTAAACTAAATGGGAATAATTGTGGGTGGTCTCCCCATCTACTATACTTGAAATCGTGTTCATATATATTAGTATTCTTAAATAAACCAGAATTTCTACCATTAATATATAATGTATTTATATTACCTAATGTAGTAATTTTATCATTAGTTATTAATGGCAAACCTGTTATAATACTGTCACTATAGATATTAAAATCTTGCATACTTATTTCAGTACCACTTTCATTTACTAAATATGGATCTATACATTCTACTGTATCTATAAGTTTCTTTACAGTTTTAAACTTAATAAATGTAATCTTTTCTGTTCCATGTAAATTAAATACGCATTTAAGTCTTATATCCTTAACATCATATTTAAACATATAACCATCTGCAGCTGCACTAATTTTAAATTTAGCACACCAACATATATCAGTAGCATCTTTATTTAATGGGAGATCTTCTTGCATTTTTAATATAGGATAGTTATCTAATATATTACCATTAGTTTTCATTATAAGATTTATACTATTTTCAGTAAAATACTTTTCAGGATCTACTTTACCAAGCACTGATTTTAGTACCTTACCGTATTCATTCTTATTAAACATTTCAGGATCAGATGGTCCAACAAATGGTTCTAACCATTCACCCCACATATCTGCCGGTTTAACTATACTCCATCTAGTAGTCTTTACTTTATCTACATTTATAGATTCAACAGTTTGCTTAAATTCTTTTACTAATTCTATACTAGTAGTATCATATACATATATAAACTTAATAGTAAATCCATTAAGTTCTTCATCTTCAGTTGATGCAGTAAATGTACCAAGTTTAAACATTACAGTTCTATTCTTGATATTTATATTTGAAGATTCAATATTAGTAACAGTTCCTTTAACAGATTTATGAACTATTACACTTGACGGCATTGGTATAAATGGACTGCTATCTATAACTAAGTTATTTTCAGATATAGTATATTTACTATTCTTTATTCTAGTAGTAAGTCTTGCTATATGTTCTTTATAAGCATTCGGACATTCAATATCTTGTATTGGACTCCATACTTTATTAGCATAACTATATCTAAAGCTTAATGTATCTATAACTCCAGTATTACTATTATATCTAGTAGTAATATTTATATCATTCGTACCAGTAATAGTTTCTGTTCTACCGTGACTATATACCACTTGATCATCATTGGAAAGTTCTATGTCTCTAATTTTATAAGATTGATCAGCTTGTATATTATATTGACCTGTCATATTTACTTTAAGATTACCAGTATTATCATCAAATACGACTACTACGTCAGTCATCGGCTTAACTCCGCCTTCTTCAATAGTTCCACCAGGTCCAGGCTTAACTATTTTCTTGTCTTTAACTATTTGAGGAAGTTTATTAGGTTCCATATAAGTTATTTCAACATGAGTCTTATAAAGATTATCAGCCGGAATAGTTCTTATATTATCAACTACAACTTCCCAATAATTATCAGTTCCTACAGTTTTTCTAGTTATAACTGGAGTATTATATAATAATTTACCAGCTATATAATCATTAGTTATTGCAGAGATTCCAACTGTAGCTCCAGCTACATTCTTTTCATCTTTTACTAATACTGTCATTTTAGTTCCAGCATCATTAAATGTTATATCATCTGAGTTTATTGTAATACCATTTGCATTAGATTTAAATGAAGCTATATTATAACTATAGTCTACTTTATTATTTACTTCACCAATTAATACTACATTAGCTTTACCAGTATTCTTAATATCATTAAGTTTTGTACTAGTTGCTTGAGTAAATGTTATTTTTCCTTTACCACTAACAGCATCATTTCTTACAGTTCCACGTAATACTTCAACATTTCCGTCATTATCTGTAAAATATACATCAGCTTCAGTTGCTGTATAAGGTTTATTACTATCCATATTATTAATACTTATTTCTAGTAAACCATTATTGAAACTTATATTAGTAATTTCTATACGTGGTGCAGAAGCTAAATCTATTGCAGTAACATTTACACCAGCTGGAGAGCTATAATCTGCTATAGTCCATCTAACTGATACAATATTAGAAGCAATATTTATTGGATCTGTTGGTGTAAATGTGTATATAGTACTACCAGCAGATGTTGGTAATAATAATCTTTGTATAACTTTAGTTGGGCTAGTTTTATTGCTAACTTCATAAAGTTCTAGATTACCAGCAAGTGCTTCTTTAAGTACTACTTTAAACCCATCATCTGTTTTAGTAACAGATTCAACATTTGATATTTCATCTGGAAACTCTCTAGCAAATATAGCAGCATTCTTATTAGGATCTAATGAAAGCATATCTTCTATAAATACTGGATCACTTCCCTTTGGACATTCTACTCTAAGAACTGCTCCATATGGAATTTTAGGAACATTATCTTCGCCAGTTTTACTCTTTTCATCAGTACCAAGATCTAGTGTTATAATTTTTCCAACTGAATTTATAGCAGAAAATTCATAACCATATATATTTACCAATCTTTTTAAATCATCATCATATCTCATAATATGAACCAATACAGGTTCATTTACCATATCACGTGTAGTTTTTAATGTTAATTTATTCATCTTAATCCTCCCACGTAGTGTAACTTAGAGGAGTTGCAATTCCATTAGGTTTAGCACTTGTACGTATTATTGGAGTTTGATATACAAAGTCTGACCATATCTTTTTAAGACCTGGTTTAGATGGATCTTTAGGTTCCAAATATCTAACTCTAATACAATCTCTAGCAGTAAGTTTTATTTTAGAACTAAAGTTATTAAGTCCTATTATAAACTTACGTCCGGCTTCTGCAACAGTAACTCTAAATTTATATCTTTTATCTTTTTCTAATATAGTAGATCTTTCTGTAGCATCTACCATACATATGTCAAATACTCCTCCAATTTTCTTAAATTCTGGTTTAAGATCTAGAGTAATATAATCGTCTCCTTCATAACAATACTCTACAATAGGAGTAACACTACGAATAGCATTCATTTTAGTACCAATTCCTCTTCCACCCCATTCAATTGGGACCCATTCTGGAAGATTAGGAATATTCTTATAACCATCAACACCTTGAACATCTAATGGGTAGCCATCAAGACCTGCATAAGTCCATGGTTCTGCTAATGTATTAAAATCTATATTGATACAATCTTTAAATACTGCATCATAAATAGATATAGTATCAGATGCACCAATAAAGTCTCCAGCTTCAGTAAGACCAGTACATCCTTCAAATGCTGAAGTTATATCTGTTAATTGAGGACATTTTTCAAATACTCTCATAGTTTTAGCAGTATTAATTAATGTAGTAACATTTTTAGCAAATCTTTTAGCAGATTTAGCATTAACTGCTTTTACATTATTAGGAAGCTTAGTTATAGAAGTTCCATAAAACATTTCATCGAGATTTCCTTCAAGTATTTCAAATTCATATCCTTCAAAATTTACTAATTTGTCAGACTCTGTGGAAATATCATTAAATATAGCTTGATATGTATCTCTAAACTGTTTTACATTTAACCATGTAAGAAATTTAACATTTCCATCAGTAGGTGTTGCATATGGCCATGGAATATATTGAGTAATATCTCTAGCTACAGGTGTATCAGTCATATAATTTAATAGATTAGGATATGTATCAAATGTTTTAAGTTTCCAATATCCAGGATCTTCTGTTATATTACTATTATAGAATAAATCTTCTGCAGAAATAAGCTTTTTATTATCTCTAATTAGATCCACCGATGGTTGAGTTACAATGTCTCTAATATTGGCAAATGCTGCATCTATATTCTGTAAATTAGGCATTCTTTTTAGTAATCCATTAGAAATACCACTGATTTTAGTACCTTCATACAATCCTTGAGCAGAAGTAATATTATTACCAGTTATTGCACGAATACTACGATTTATTCCTTCTGGTAATTTAGGCCAATTTGTAGTAAAAAAAGTAGCTTCAGTTTCACCTTCAGGTACTGAATTTGAAAATAGGCTATCTATATTAGTTACAGAGTCATCAAACTCAAATGTAACTAAATTCCAAAGTGTTGGAATAGTTTTCCATAATTCTGGAATTATTCTACGAGCTTCTTCTCTAGAATTAAATTTAAATGTTAAGTTATCTTGTTTATCATCATCTCTAACATGATATAAAGTATCACTATTAGTTAATTTCGCTAATTCTAATAATACAAAATCAGAACGTTTAATACCTTCTACCCATTTAACTGAGTGAGACCTAACTAATAATTCTGGAGATGGTATATCTTGTTTAATTGCTGGTGGTTCAGAACTAATTTCATCTTCAAGACCTGCAAACGCTGGACTTAAAATATCATTTTTCTCAATATAACGGTCTGCACTTATAAGTGTGCACACACCAGCAGTTATATCTCTAGGAAATGATAATTTTATAAAATCATAATCTGTATTAGATTTATTATCAACTATAGTACTTATAGTTTGCATTGTATCTAATGTATACTTACTAGCATAAGTAACGAAAGGAGTATCTCTTAATTGGTGTACATACTGAGATGGAATATGTACTGAGAAACTAATCGTTTTATCATTTGTAGTAAGAGCATCTATTGATATATCAAAGCTATCTTTAGACCTTTTAGGAACTTTAAATGTAATACTTTTATCAGATATAAGATAAGATTTAATTTGATCTGGTTTATTTTGTAGTTCTTGTATTTCTGTAAGCATTTTTCTAACAGAAATATCAATACCAGTTAAATTTATGGTAGTATCTGTAAATACATTACGTTCATGCAAAAGTTCTTTGATAAACCTTTGAATATCATTTTCATTGATTACATAATGTCTATCAGCCATTTCTTCTCCTTTCTTTAGTATTTAAATGCTAATTTATATATTTTAGTTTCAGTTCCTGCTTCATCTACTAATCTTTTAAAGAATTTATCATAAATTGCAGCAGAAAATCTATTTTCAAACATAGTATAAGTACAAACAGTATAAGGAGATCCTTTTACTATATCTGTAGCTGATGTACTATAAAGCATATTAATAGTATAAGATTGTATTGGATTCTTAGTATTAATAATATTAAAACATATAGGTCTAGTAAGATCTGGTATTGTAGGGAATTGTGCAGTTAATTTCTTACTAAGTTTATTATATTTTACAAATGTATTTCCGCTATCAGAAACTAATGAATATTCATCGTTAGCAAATGCTATAGTAAAATTATCACTATATTCCATAAATTTAGCAAAAAGATCTGCTTCTTTATGGTCTATTTTAGCAATTATTTTAGTTTGATAAAATTCTTCATCTGAAAATGTTATCATTTCATTTATACGGAACACATCAAGTATTATAGTTTTAGTAGGAGCTATTATAGTAGGACCTAATTCGTTCCATTTTATATTATCAGTTCTTATTCTACTTGTTGTAGTTTGTACCATTGGAATAAATGCAGGATCTAATTCCCCCGTAATCTCCAAAACACCACTATCAGTTTGAATATCGACTGGATTTTGATAAGCAAAGTGTATTTTTCTAAGATTTTGTCTTATATTAATATCATCTGAGTAATAATTTAATAATTCTATATTATCAGCATCGATCATATTAATACTACATTGTAAAAGTGCATGTTTTTCTACACCATTATCTAAATATTTAATATTAGCTATAATATCGACAACCGCCTTATCATTAAGCCAATCAGATTCATAAAAAGGATCACTTTTAAATGATATTTTAAGACCATTCAAAGTTTGAGCATCAGACCATTTACCGCATTCCATTTTTCGTTTAAATTTAGTAAACTCTTCTCTTGTAATAACCTTCTTAAGAACTTCTTTATGAGACGTGAATATCTCATTAAGTTTATCTTGTACTTCCTTTGATAGTTGTGTTAAAGATGGTGCTTCCGCTATCATATATGAAGCTTTTTGACCAGTACCATGAACTACAACTGTACTTTCATTTGCAAATGTAAATGATAACATTTGATTTTCGGTAAGAATAAACTGACCTTCTCCAACTATAGATATACTAAAAGGTGTTACATCTTTATTCTGTATAACAAAATATGAACCTTCTGGACAAATTATAGATTGTCTCATGGCTTGTATATCTTTGTGTTCAGTAGGAATATTGTAGTTTTCTAATTTTTCTATAGGAAATGCAGAATATGTAAATTCTCCACCGTGTTCTTCGGCATAGAAAAGATTAGTACCAGCTTTAATTCTACCTTCCCATTGGTTTGGTCCAGTTAGCATAAATGTATTATTTTCATCTGCTGTATTAGCAGTAGTAAAGCTAAGATAAACCAAAGAATTTGGTATAATACTAGAGTTTTGAATTAGTATGATATGATCGACAGTTTTGTCAATTTCTACCTTTTTCCACGTCATTTTAACCTCCTTTTGGTAAAAATTATTGTTATTTTAGTTGATTTTAACAGGTGATTGTTCGATAATGAGTTTAAATTTTTCGGTAAAAAAAAATACCATTGTGGGCCCGAAGGCCCACATTTGGTACTACATCAAAACTAGTTAACATTATTTCTATTTAGTGGGTATAACCCATCTTTGGCTGCAAGTAGTTCTTCTACTTCATTCGCAATCATATATTGTTCAGCAATAGAATAATGTTGGAAGTCATTTGATATAAAATAATGATTTCTTTCTGATGTAAATCTATCTAGGAAATCATTCATTATTTGTAAATGCTCATTCCATTGCGATAATGGACTAGCGCTACCATTTTCTGTTAAGAATTTACCAATTGGAGTATTATATACTGCTAAGAATTCTGGTATTCTTCTATTCATAACATATAAAACAGTAGCATAAATTCTATACTGTTTAGAGCAAAATCTATTATAAGATAAGAATCTACGAGCATCGTAAAACATCTTTCTTAATAATAAATCTCCTTTATGGAATTCTTCAAATTCTCTAGTTAATTCTATTATTTCTGGTGTATTGTATGTAGTCATTAACCAATTTTTATAATAGTCTGAGAATTCAGAGAAGTGCTTTTTAATCACTTCTCCTCTATCTCTTTTAGACTTTCTAAACATTTTAAGGACTCCCTCATTCAACATTCTATCTAACATCTTTCATCACATCCTATAAATTTCCCATAGTTGCATTATATAATAGGAAAATATCATTTTGATTTTGATCTCCAGTTAATTGAGCAAATATTTGCATGAATTGGTCTGGAGTACTATGGTATAATTGATATAAAACATTAGCTGGATCTTGTGAATTAAGAGCAACTTGTTTTACATATAGAATTGATGATAAATTTAATAAGATTTGTCTTGGAAGATTTACTCCCTTAGAAGCAAATTCAGTATTAATTAATTCAACATATTGTGAGAATGGGATCTTGAAAAGACCATTTGCAGCTTGTTGATATATACCCATTGTAACTATTCTTGGACATATTGTAATATACATTGCTGACTTCTTGTAGATATAGTTTCTCCACATTGGCCATAATACTGCTTCAGGTACTTGGAATCCCAAGAATTGGAATAAAGACTGAGCATATTCTGCAATGTTATTAATTGTAGTGGCAACACCTTGGTTATTGATATTAACTTGTGGGAAATACCATTTACCAAATATTGCAAGCATTTTATTATATTCATATGGATTTTGGTGCTTGATATATAATTCATGCACTGCATCATCTGATTCCATTAAGAAAGCAGATTCATTGATTGCATTTCCATAGTTATAATTATTATCGACAACACGATAAGTTCCAGGGTTCATTTGTTGTATTTTTGCTATTGTAAGAGATGGGTCTAGATAAGATGCCACATATGTCATAACCTTATCAGATGTTCCATATCTTGGGTATAATGGTTGATTATGTTCATTTATTAGCAATGGTACTACAGAACCCATATCTAGAAGACATAATCTTCCATTCTTAAATCCATAGTTTCTTGGTTCTTTATATAATGATATATCTGATGGTACAAAGAAATTTGCCATTACATCACAAATCATTTTATAATCTTCTACAAATCTAGGTACTCTACTACAATATATTGGAAATACTTGGTTATTATTGATACTTCCAGCTATTGATAAATCTTTAATAACATCAGAATTTCCTAACCATTGTTTAAACTCCATATTATCATCAAAGTTTTGTACAAACTCTTGAACTATGATAAATGGGTCATTATCTAGTGTTAACATTGATAATGCAAAGCAATTCAATGCATCTGGATTAAACTTTCCTTGTTGAGCTAATCCCTTAAGAGCTTCCGAAGTTGATATTTCATTGATGTTATCTAATATACCAGCATTATTATATGCTATTTTGTATACTAGAGATGGATTTGTAGGATCTGTCATAACGACTCTCTTTTGTCCTGTATAGATATTTGAATTAGGAAACGCCTTTCTCAATACATCTATTAAGAATTCTCTTGTTGCTGACTCTGTCATAATGTCTGTTTTATATAGACTTACTAAATTATAAACTGTACTCATATTCTATTTCCTCCTAATATTTTAATATAAAGTTCCAACTAATGATGCAGTATTTACAGATTTAATTGTAAATATCAATGGTAAATTAAGCTCAGTATCTGCTGGTAAATTCAATGCACTTCTAACTGCATTTAAAGCTATATTTATTATTGCAGGATGATAAGCTAATAAATTTAGTGCTACTTTTGTAGGTATATTATTATTTATCATCAATTTAATATAGTTTTGTAATGCAGGTGAATCACTTTGATCTCTTATTGCAGTTCTTATTATTGCTGGGTCTATACCTTGAGTTGCCATTGCAATTTGATTAGATAATGTAGTTATATCTAATCCTTGTATTAAGTTATAGTCAGCAAATGTTCTATCATCTTTATTGAACATTTTGATATATTCTGAGTAAGCATTTATTGAACCTGCTAGTGATAAAGAACTATCCATTTCTGGGAACATTCTTAAAATTGAACTACAGAATGTTTTATAAGATACTCCAAATACTGCTAATTCTGGAATACTTCTAATAACACTTGTCATATTACTATCAACATCAAGTTTTACATAATCTCTAGCTTCAGTTATATTTACTAATCCAGCTACAGTATAATGCTCAGATACAGATTTATAATTCTTATATAGAGTTTCTACTCCTATATGACTAAGAGTTACATTCATATTAGCACTTTGGAATTGTGCTAGAATACTATTATAATATTCTGTAAATGATGCATGATATTGATCAAATGTCATAGTTTGTGGATTTTTACCATTTGGAGATATTTCTATATTAGTTTGTATATATCCCCTTTGAATAGATATAGCAACAGGTGTTAATGGAGCATTATCTGTATCACTTGGTGTGATTACTACTCCTGGTTTAATACTAGGAAAATATTCTAATATAAACAAAGGTAAACCTGATGCTAACCCTTGTAAAATGTTATTATTATTTAAGTTTGTTAACATATTCTATTTCCTCCCTTATTTATTTAATCCTAATGCAGCAGCTATTTTGTCCCCACCTTGACGACCAAATATAGAGTGGCCTCCATTATTATTTCCATTTACAAATCCATTATTTCCACCCCAGTTGCCATTATTAGCTCCCCAGTTGAAACCTCCGGCATTATTTGTAAATGTTGTATTTCCACCCCAAGTTCCAGTGTTTCCACTAAAAGTCATATTACTTACACCAGTTCCAACAGATGCTGCTGGGTTATAGTTAAATACTGGTGTATTAGATGTATTAAGATTTAATCCAGTAGTTGTTGGTGCTGCAAATGTTAAACCTAAACCTGAGTTATAAGTTTGTGTTGTACCTCCCCAGCTATTTCCTGTAAAAGATGGCACAGTAGTTCCTCCCCATCCAGCTGGTCTTGTATTATTCCAAGAAGATGCTCCATAACTACCTCCCCAAGTTCCTACACCAAATGTATTACCGAATGAGTTACCAAATGTATTGTAACTACCATAATTTCCAAAGAAACCTGTATTTTGTGGTTGAGATTTACCAAATCTTTCAACCATACCAGCTCCTCCAGCACCACCAAACATTCCTAATAAGTTTCTAACATCAATTACATTACGTCCATTGATATTTTCTACTGAAGAAATCATACCTAGCATCATAGCCATCATACTCATCATATCCATTTGTGGTTGTTGAGGTTGAGCTACTGGTGGTGCTCCATATAATGTTGTACTAGCAACAGGTTGTGGTGCATATCTAGATGATATTACTGGTTGAGCTACTGGTTGTGTATAAGTATTATAATTTGCAACTATTGGCTGAGTAGCTACAACTGGATTAACTCTATTAGCCATTGCTGGTCCCATTACACTATCATATCCTGCTCCATATCCAGCATTTGGATTATAACCAAACATATTTTGAACTCCTGCTAAAAATGCATTTCCAGTTCCACTATTTAAATAAATATTATTAGGTGACATTGCTGGTCCATATGTTCCTGTATTAGTTACAGTTGAACCTGTATTTATATAATTATAATTATTAGCACCTGCCGCTGCTGGATTCATACTTGCTGGTAATCCTTGCATTCCTGCATATAAAGATGCATAAGGTGTTGCTGCTACTGTTGTATTCATCACCGCTTGTTTTTGTGTGTATCTGTCGAATATTGAATTCATTCTGTTACCTCCTAAAGTTATTTCTTGATTATTAATTGTTGTATTTGGCGCAGTATAAACTGCTTGTGTAGCTACCGGAGCTACTGGTTGATATCCTGTTGTACTATTATTTAAATATATCATTTGTGTTTCTAAAAGTCCATTAGGTCCAAATATAATCGGTACCATATTCATTCTACCATCTGGATGATTTTGATCTCTTGGTACTATTGGCATTGGATTCTTTTGGAAATATAATATTGCCTGTAATAAACTATTTCTCAATTCTGGAAATTGCATATCAGCAAGAGAAATATATCCTTCAAATGCTAATGTTGCTAACATTTCATAAAAATATAATGGTTCTATAAAACTATTAGGTCCATTAATAATTGTAGTTTGAATATAATGGATTAGTTGTTGGTTTATTAAATACCCTGTTCCATCTGTTACATATTTAATTCTTTCAGATATTTGATCCATTACTACCGAAAATATATTATAATCTATCCCTACATTTTGTTTTGCATATAATTCTTTTTGATCTAAACCAGCTAGATCCATTATTATACTTAATGCTGTTGCTATATCTTGATTATTTGAATTAAGTCCAGATAGCAACATATCACTCACTGTTAATAATTGTTCTCTAAGTGTTCCTCTAGTATCAACTCCACCTGCTGTAAATACTGTATGATGTATTTCTTGTGGTGGTGCTACTGGACCAGCTGGTGCTACCATATTAGCCATATTGGCCATTAATGCTTGTAATATTTCTGTAGGATTACCTTGACCACCAGCTCGAGCTTGTAATTGAGCTTGTGCTTGATTATAACTATTAATTCCTCTTTGCATCATTTGAGCAACTGGGTCATCATTCATAACTTGTTGTGTAGGTTGTACTGGTTGACCAGTTGCTACCGTAACTGTTGGTTGAGCTTGAGTATTGTTAACAGTTGCCGTAACTTGTGGATTTACAGCTGGTTGTACTGGTTTACTTGTTCCCATTAGCTCTTCCATCTTTTGTTTAGCTGCGGCCATATCTGCTGCAGTTGGGATATATGTATTAGAATTTTGTGTAGCAGTTGATGCAAGCATTGATTGCAGACCTGCTCCCATAGGAGAAATATCTCCTGTATTTGTATATAATGAAAAACTCCCTGTTGGTGTTGTATTAACTGGAGTTGGTGTTGCTGAAACATTTTGAAATGTGCCATTTTCTCCTTGTACTAGTTTTGCTCCTCCAAATAAAACGTCTTGTGCTGCATTTAAAGGAACATGATTATTTGACATATTCTCCCATAATTTTGCTACTTCTTCAAAAGATTTTCCATTAAACATTGTATTAAATCCTTCTTCAATTTGTTTAAATTGTTTCGGATCATATTTATAAGTTGAAACATCTGGTGCGATTCCACTCATTGTCTTATTACCTCCTTGGTTTATATATTTATTAAATGCTGTATTTATACTAAAATCTCCATTTAGTATCATTTGATTATAACTTGCTTCTTCCATATCAATATAGTGTTGTAATGTTACACCGCAATTACCCTTAGATAATCGTTCGACTGTATTGATAACCTGTCTTTCACGTGCTGTCATTTTTCTAAATTGAGAACCGTCTGCAATTGCCATAGTTTTATCTGGATTAGATCTACTATCAAATATTACTGCACCTTGGGCGTTAGGATCCTTAATATCATTTATAGTATCAATTACATATGGAGTTTTAGAGCCTGCATTTATATTACTAGGTTGCCAATATTGGGCGATATTGTCTCTATTTACTATAATTGCTTGAGCTGGTGGAATATATTTCCAATCTTTTCCATATGCATATTCTCTATCAGTTTTACCATAGGTTTGCAATTCCCATCTTCTCATTCTATTATTATCTTCCATTTCCATTAAACGAACTTTATCAAGTCTTTTAGCATATTCTTCATCTGAAAGTCCTACTCCACACTGTTCTGGTGTTGGTAAAACATCTGATTCATATCCTGTAACTTCATTATAGTATACAGGAAAATCATCATCTAATTCATCTGTATTGAAATCTATACTAAGCATGTAGTTGTAATCTCACTAGTGCTGATGTTATTGCTTGAGCTAGTTCGTCTAATTGAGCTTTATTTGTTTCTATATAAGGTTTAAGCATTGGTATCTTTTCTATAAATGTTCTTACCATAATAAAATTAATACCTTGATTTATATTTGTTCCATTATATGCTGTTCCTGCACTTTCTATAATATTCTTTGGATGTAATAATGGAAGTCCATTTACAGGGTTAGTTAAAAATAGATTTTTAGCTGCATTTGCTATTAAAATATTTCCCCCGTATAATCCAAGTGTATAGAAAGGTTTTCCTGATTGAATATCCGCTGCTACAGCATCATTAAGAGTTAGCTTTTCTGGTTGAACATTTGCTGTTACTTGTCCATATGCTATCATATCTAATATAGAAGCATATTGACCTAATCCATTTACTATAGTAGGGTCTAACTTACCAGCAGATGTTTGTATTAATTCTTGTACCTTTAGTGATAAATATCCAAGTGCTATTGATATTCTTAAATCATGATTAATTGGCCCATCTGGTCCAAATACTGACTTATATTTACCGTATGCTGCAGCTACTACCATTTGCTGTTGTGGTGATATTTGTGCTGACATATCTTGAGTTATCAATGTATTAAATGTTTTAACACTATCTAACTGCAATAGAGTTGGTATTGATTGAGATAAATATGCAGCAACTTGCATCAAGTGTGGCATATTAGCTTGAACTACTGGATTTACTAAATTTACTAATGTATTTGTCATATTACCTATCATAGCATCTATTGACATATTAGCTTCTCCAGCTCCGGCTACAAGATTTCTATTAAATGATACATTACCACTATTCATTCCAGTTTGTATATTCATAGAAACTTGAAGATTTCTACTTACAGAAACTGCTTTCTTGATAACTTTTATAACAGATGCATAAGTCTCCATTTTATTTAGTAATTCTAATGCTAAATTATAAGCTACCACATTTCCACTACTTTTTAATATCACTAACATATCCATAATAGGACCAACTGCTCCAGTAGGGTCATTTAGTAATGGTTTACTCATTTCTAAAGCACCAAGACTTTCAATAAGAACTTTAATATCTGCTACTTTATCTCCACTACCATTAAAATTAGGCTCATTATAATTTACGTGATTAATATTATCAAGTAAATTCAAATCGATCTCAGCTCTACAAACTGCTTCGATATTATTAATATCTTTGTAGTTTAATAGCTTAGATACCACATCTGCAACTATGCCCTTCACTCCATCTGGTAACGCTTGATATTTATTTTGATCAAGCATCACACTTCCTAGACCATATGGATTATCAGATCTTTCCAAAATAGTTTTAGTAAATTCAAATCTGCTATTCGCAATATTTGTATTTACCATAGAATTTACCATATTATTTAATGGTCCATTCTCTTCAGCTACAACCGCAGTACCTCTAGGTGGTACACTAGAATATAGCTTATCAAAGTTTTCAAATTTTCCTGCAACAGTATTATTCATGCTGTTTCCTCCTTATTTTTCATAATAAAAAATATTTAAATATTTGTTATAACACTATCTTATTATATGTAATTATTCAGAATATAATTCTTCTAGCTTTTGTTCTTCGTTTACTTCTTCCGCTACTTGAGAATATGACTCTGTTCTACCTGCATTCTCGTCTGGATAGAACATTGTAATACTACGTCCCCAATCATCATCTACTATTCTAAAAGCATTCATTGCCATTACTACATGAGGTAATGAAGATGTTTTTAATAGATGACTATAAGGTCTTCCAACTTTTGCTGCGTTTAAATGTGATAAATAAGCAGATTCCCACATATCATCACGTTTACTTCTTATATATCTAGCATTATCGTCCCGGTCTTTCATTACTCTCATTGATAAATATTTATTAGTTATTACAGTATCATTACCAGATTCAGTTAATACTGTTTCATTAATACCAAATGTGTGACAAAATACTAGAGTTTCTACTTCTGTACCTAGTTGCTTAGATGATGATGTCCAGTCATCTTTAAAATTTTGTAAAATATCTATATATTTATAATATGGCTCACATTCAGCCATCATACTCATAGCCATACCATTAAGCTGAATAGCTGATATTACTGGAATATTATAATCAATTGCTAAATCTCTAAGTTCTTTACATTTTTGTCTAAGTACATTAGAACCGTCTGAACCACTCATACCAAGTTGAGCATGTTTTAATGATGTAACATCCATTCTATCAACATAATCTACTATAACTATAATTGGTTCAAATCCATTTCTTTTATAGTTAGATATCTCATTAGCTACATCTACGTGATTAGTCGTAGTAAATCCATCTTTTTTACTATCTGTACCTTTAAGTCTTTCTATATAAATAATAGGTATATTAAGACCCATTCTTTTAGAAGCTGTTAGTATAAGTTCCGCAACTTCTGTTTCAGACATCTTTTTAATTTCTTCTTCTGATAAAGATACCCCACACCAGGCAAGATGTCTACGAAAAAGCTTCTCTCTAGTAAGTTCTAATGATACAAACAGTATACATGGAGTTAAGTCTGTTTCAAATTGATCTCTTTTATTATTTTTACTAGCATATAGTGCTATATTATGCATTATTAATGACTTTCCACGTCCAGTAATAGCTGCAAATAATGTAAGCGTATCTGGAGCAAATCCTCCACCAACCATCATATCAATAGGTTTACTTACTTTAACACGTTCTGCCGCCTGTTCTTGTATAGAAGTTACAGTTTGCATTACAGTTTTATCAACTGTTTCTGCTAGAGGATCTATTACTAATATATTAGATTTACCTATATCAAGATTTATATTCTCAGATACATCTCTAAGACTTTGTATATAATTAAGTATACGAGTAGAAGCATCTGCACCTTCTTTTGATGTATAATCGTATTCTATACGGTTTAAATCAGAGTTTATACTATCTATATAAGGTCTAATATTTTGTACCATTAATTCTGCAGTTAATGATTTAAGTAGATATGATTTATAGTCACTTGTATAAGTCTCTGTGTCATCAAGAGTTGCTTTAAACATTGTACTATATGGGACTGTACTTATGTGAAAAAGAACTTCTTGTTTACTATCAATACCACTATCTATAAGTTTATTTACAAACTTTGCAGTTTCTTGAAGGTCTGGGTCTTCTGTAAGGTTTTCTGGTGGTATACTATCTAGAAATTTCTTAATAGATGTAAGATAAAATCTATCTTTAGGGTCTTGTAATATAATGTTTACCATTGCTGTATGTAATGCCTGTTTCATAGTTCATCTCCTTTCAATATATTTATATACTTATCATCTAATTCTTCATTAAATCTAGTTTTATAAATATTTTTAAGTAAATCAATAGCATGAATATCGTCTTTATAATCATGCTTTACTTTATTTACTTCTATATTAGCATTCTTTTTAACTCTTTTAATATACTTAGCATTAGTCAGATCTTGAAATTTTCTAACCAATAAACGTTGATCCGAAATATCTGAATTGTATGTGATATTATATATAATATTATTTTGGTCTTGTTTACTATACTTATTAGATATCTCTATAACATCAAGTTCAGATTTATCTCTAAGATCTATATTAACTACATTCTGTTTAATAATATATGGATTTAATATATTAGTAACTTCATACTTTTCATCATTAATTTCTACTAATTTAATTCCATATGTATCAAGTCCAGTATAATGACCACGTTGATTAATAAATCTATTAGTATAATATATACCATCATTATAGATATAAGAATGTATATGTCCGCCAATTGCTAATGTTTTACAATTATATTTTATATCAGAAGATTTCATTACAATAGAACGAGATAAGTTATATTTACTATCAATCTGTTTAAGTTGTGGTATTGCAAAATCTACAGTACCATGAAATATAACAAGATCCACTTTTTGATCTCCTCTAGCAAGATTTAATGCATTATAGAATTCATTATAAGATGAAAAATAAGGTTCTGGAATGAATAATATATTCATTCCCTTATGTGTTTGTATTGTAATCTCATCTATGTATATAAAAGGTTTATTATTTATATATAAATTCTTTACTACCTCTCCATCATGCGAAATAGTACCTTTTAATACAATAAAAGATACATTAGATTTAGAGCAGTAATCAGATATTTTTTGAATAAATTCTACTAATAATTGATATTCATTGGATTCTGCTTTAATATTTCTATCATCAACCAAATCTCCTGCAATACAGAAAATATCTGGTTTATATGTCTCAATGGACGTAAGAAAATAATCTAAATACGAATCTATTTTATCCATTTCGAGTGTCTCAAAATGAATATCTGCTGTTATTAATATCTTTCCAATCATATTTCCTCCTAGTAATTACATATGTTTCTATCCTATTATATGTAATTATTGACAGGCTATTGTCGATGATTTTTCAACGATTCTAATAGAAACAATACCATTTGTAATACATTTTAAAGGGAGGAAAAGATATAAATGCATACTATAATTAAGTTCATAAGAGATATTAACATAAATATTAATTTATTCCTAGAAGATATTGCATTTAGTATGATTTACACTAAGTTTTTAATAAGATATTATATAGGTGGAGGCTTAAATATAGCTAGCGATATAGTAGCTGCTATTAAAAATCCAAACCATCAAAATCATAAATGGGTTAATGCTATAAAAACTTTTTTAACTAGTAAAGGGAAAACTATAGATGAAATTGATGTTGAATATGATTGTGAGCATTGTAATCATGAAAATTGTCACGAACATAATGAAGTAAAGTCGGATGAAGATAATATTGAAATAATCACAAGACAAGAAGAAATACTACCACATACAGTAGATAAAGTTGAAAAAGTAGAGATTAAACCAAAACCAATTTTTAATAGTAGTGAGATAATCAATGATGATATATTTATGAAATATACTAGAGAGGAAATAGCAGATGCTAAGAGAATTAGTGCTAATCCAAATGAGGAAAATGATATAGATAAAGTATATAAAGCTATAAATATAACAGAAGATATACTTAGTACATTACAAGATAAAGATATCAATTATGATAATATAGGAAAATTAAATAGATTAAAAGATAAAGTTAATAATCTTTATACAAGAGCTAAACAGTTAGAAAAGATTGAACGTAATAAAAAGAAACGTGAAATAGCTGAAAGCTTAATGGATAATTTATTAGATGATGAAGTAGTAAACAAATAGAGATACCCCAATATAGGAAAATAAATCTTATATTGGGGTTAAATTTTTATTTACCACTAAAATCCAAGAATATACGAAGGAATGAAGAGATAGCGTTTTAACGATTACATATACTAATATAGATATATAGAATACTATATAATAATACAATTTTAATTTGAGAAGGAGAATGATTGATTATGATGAAAAAAGAACTAGTTATGAATGGTAAGGATTTATTGAAAGCTGATGTTAAATTATTAAATGATTTTGTAGAAAAATGTTTTCCAATTTGGAATCCTATATTTACTGAAGAATTTAATAGAAAAGATTTTAATTTAGTAGATTACATGAAAATGGCTACAGAAGTTATTAATAAAGTTAAATGGGATTTATCTGCTAGAAAGTTAGATGGTTGGGATATATATAAAGAATTTGAAAACTTTATATTAAATACTAATTTAGAAGATGAATTAAATAAATCAGATAATAAAGTTAAATCAGCTTGTAGTTTAATATGTATGGAAGTAGTATTACTAGAATCAGTTTTACAAAAAGACAATGTGGATCTTGAAATTACATATTATAACTTTGTAAAAGCATTTATAATAAATCTTGAAAATAAAAATTTAGAAATAGATGTAAATTACATTGTAAATACAAATGAAGTAATGAGATATACATTAGAATCACTTCTAACAGAAGATGATAAGAAGATAATTAAATTCTAATTAAATTAAGAATAACGTGTTCAAGTAATGCGTTATTCTTTTTTTTATTTTTATAAGAAAATACGAAGGAAATTAATGATAAAAATATAGAAATACCCCATATACTATTACATATATGGGGTTATTTTTATATATTCATCATTATTTCTGTATGGTCAGTTGCTGCTTTTTGTTTTATCAACGCAAGTAGCTCTTTTCTATCAGATTCTGCATTTTGAAAGTTTTCTAATTGTAGATCTACACTACTACTTCCTAGATCTACTTTAAGATTACGTAAATCATTATTATATAAATTTATTAATATATCATATTTACATAAATCTTCAAAATAACTTTGAAGTCCGAATGAAATTGTACTAAGATTTTTTGGATGGGTACATTCCAAAACTACGTTATATGTTTCATTTGGACTATAGTAGCTATTAAACATGCCGTATCCTATAGCAACTATTGTATGAGGAGCTTTAAACTTAACCCTTGCCTTTGGGTAGTTTATACTTTCACGATGTTTCCAACTAAATACTTTTATGTCGTCAACCATTCCTCTACTATATACGTTTGGTAGTATATTTCTATTAGATGCTACTATACTGGCATTTTTAATTTCTACACCAAGTTCTTTAAATCTATCCATTATTTGATCTGGTATTCTATAACCTATATCAGCAAATTGATCATTTACTAGGATTGGGGTACTATTCCACATATTACAAATATTTGCAAAATTTATAGTAATGTGGCATCCACTGTAAAGATTAAATGTATTTAAGCTATTATTTAGAATACTATCACGTAATAATGTATCAGGATATACTTTTCCCAGATATCCATTAAGTCCAGTATCATTTTTAAGTTTATCTATAAGAACATTTATATTCATAAGACCTCCTTTACTGCTTAACGCAATACTACATTAAGAAGCCTTTCATATCATTCATTACACTCTCAAAAGATACTTTAGTTTCTTTCTTTCTTTTAACTGCAAATCTATATAGTTGTTCTGCAACAGTTTTAGCTTCAGGATTTACTAATATTTCATCACCTTTTTGCAAAAAATCCATTTCAATAGATTCATTTGCTGGAATAAATCCAGTAGTACTTACTATTGGCATTTCTATTGCTTTAAAGTTTATAGGATCTATCATTGTAACTTTACTTCCTATAAGTGTACTTCCAGCATTAGAAGGATTTCTTACATAATCTATTGATATAATCTTAATAGTAGTAGCTTCTTCACATCCACCAGGTCCAGGCTTAAACATTGCTCTAGTTCTTATACTAAAAGCAGGAAGTATTCCATTAAGAAGATTATTTACTATAGTAAGATTAGTAAGACTTGTTTTTACAGTAAAATATGTCTTATTTTCATCTTGTCTAAAACCTATAATTCCATGAGGTGTGTTATCACCATCTACGTGTTCAACTCTTAAAAAAGAGTTATATTTATTAAGATTATCATCAGTTGAATTCATCGTTAATAATGGATGTTCATTTTCACCAGGAACTGCTCCAAGTCTTAACTTATTTTGAAATGAATAATCACATAAACCTTTATAAAAAGCATCTTTCGGATATAACCTTCCGTTAGCTGTAGGTTTAGTATGATCTATAGCTTCTATTTCAAATATAAGATAATATATACCTTTTTTAAGTTTTTCGACAGTTTCTTCAGATAATCCTTGCATAAAATATTGAGTAGCAACGCTAGCATTAGTTGGTACACTACTACTCATAGATTCAAGACCTACTATATCTAATCTAGTATCATATTTAATAGGTTTTGTTTCTATTGCATCATAACCATATATCAGAGTTTCATAATTATTATTATACATAATTTAAATCCTTATTAAAATTCATATTCAAACAGTACAAAAACAGGGAGCTTCCGCCCCCTGTTAAATTATACTAATTATCCAGCATAGTGTACATTGATACCTTTTACATAGAATTTAGCTGAGCTTTCTCTTGCGATGAAGAACTTAGCTGTATATTCTATTTGAATGTTAGGTACGAATGGTCTTCTAGCTGATCTGAAGTTTCCATCTGCTTGTACTTTAGTAGGAGTTTCTACTAACATATGAGTTTCTAAGTTTGTTTCCTTATATTCAGGAATTACATACATCATATATTCTACATCTTCTGGAGCTTTCCATTGGATAGGAGTTCCAACTACAGGTGTAGTTGCATATGGATCTGCAGACATATCATTTTTATCTGTTCCAACTACTACAGAGTTTACAGGGTTATTTGTATCTGTTCCTAATGTTAAAACAGATGTTCTAGCTTGTTGAGCAACTCCTAAGAATTGTCCGTTTGATTCTTCATTAACTGTTCCAACTACTGGAGTTACGAAGTTATCTAATGCTAGTAATGAAGCTGTATGTCCAAGCATATTTGTTTGTACATCTATGTTAGAATTTGCTCTGATATCTAGTTTAGCTTTGATACCTCTTAAAGCATTTCCTAATGCATATCTGATAGCTTGGTCTTTATTTACTTCACCTTTAATATCTAAATCTGTACTCATTTCACAGTATAATGTAGTACTATTTTTAGTATATGGAGTTACTTTATATTCTTCAGCAAGTCTTTCAGTCATATCAGTATAACCTTTAAACCATACAAATTCTTTTTCATGAGCTGATTTTTCAGCTGTTAAGTTAGTAAGTTTAGTTAAGATACTTCCACCTTGTCTTTCATCTATTATAGAGAAATGTTCAGCTAAGTTTGGAATATCTTTTCTTACTACTGCACCAGCAGAAAGAACAGTTCTTCTAGTTCTGATTTCTATATCAAGTCTAGTTTTGAATTGGTTGAATAAGTCATTCATTTTGAATTCAAATTTTATAGCTTTAATATCAGGCATTGTATTATCTGATTTAGAAACAGATACTGTTAAATGTTGAGGTTGTCCATCCCATAATAAAGATATGAAATAGATTTTTCCTGGTTTGTATTCCCAAGGTAATACTTTACCTTTATCATACATTTCAGCAAAAGCGTCAGCTAATACTTTTCCACTTCTTAAGTCATATAATTCTTGAGTAGCCCATTTAGGTTCTCCAGTAACTGCTATACCAGTAATTCTGAAGTCAGATCTTACTTGTTCGTCTGCTCCTAAGAAAGGTTTTAAGTCAGAACCAGTTTTCCATGTAGTTTTAACAGCTCCTCCATTTGTTAATGTATTATTTTCTGGATTGTATACAGGAGTCTTTTGGAAATCAATTATTTTATTGAAGTCGCTATCTAATACTGTTAATTCTCTAGTTTGTGAACCAAAGAAAGCATCCATATCGAAACCAGCTTTAGCAGGATCCATTACAGAGAATAAATCTTCTCTTTTAACTGCTTTGTCTAGTTGTTTTATGTTATTTTCATCATAAGGAACATACCATATTTCTTGTGAATGAATTACTACAGATGTAAATGGATTTAACAAAGATTTAACTTTAGCTACTTTTGGATATACAGTTGCAGCTGAGTTTACCCATTGAACTGGTGCTTCTAATTTTGGATATGGAATAGTTTGTTGATATGAGTATCCACTTTCCATAGCTGGAGCAAATGGGTTAGCATTTAATTCTCTATCTATTAAGTTAGAGCATACACCAAATAATACTTTTTCCATTGCATTTGTAACTTGTTTCTTTTCAAAATTTAATGCAAACTTTACAGATTTACTATCTGCTTCAGATAATTTATCTAATCTACTTTCTACAGAATTTTTCATATTTTGTAAAGGTTTCATAATAGCTTGAATTTCTGCTGGAAGTTGTCCAAATCTCTTACTAGAAGCGACACATTCTTTAACAAATTTGTCTATTCCATTATTCAAGTTTTCCATATAAATATCTTCTGCTTGTTTTTGTGTAATGTGTCCAGATGTTAATCCGAAAGTTTTATAAGCAGACATCAATGCATTTAATTTTCCTACAGATTCTTGTGAAAATGTTCCAATTAATGCCCAGTTGTCTCCTCCAAAACTTGTAGCACCACTTTTAGAGAATGAACTCATTGACTCTAAAGCAGGATTCATGCTTTTTAATAGCTCAGGGCTAAAGTAATTTATTTCATTCATGGTTTATATTCCTCCCTATTATTTATCTTCTTTCTTTTCTTCTTTTGCTGCAGATTTACCATTTGCAACATCTATAAATTTTCCAACAGAACTTAAATGACCTTTAATAGCTGTTTTTAATAATTGATTACATTTCTTATTATAAGTTTTGTATTCACTAATTAATTTTATACATCTATTTAAATCTTCTTGTATAGCTTTCTTATTGAATCCTTCTTCAGGTTTCTTAGCTTCTAAAGATTTAGCTTCACTTAATTTCTTTTTAACTGATCTTATTTGAGCTCTAAAATCTTTAGGTAATTCTTTAAGAGCATTTATTATTGCATCAGCATCTTTTATTAAAGATGATCTAACTTCATCTAAATTAGAAGATTCTAATTCTTTATCAACAGATACAGTTTCTTTAAAGTCATTGTATTTTTTTTCAAATTGTTCTTTTCCATCAGTATTAACTTGAACACCAATCTTACCGAATATTTGATAAATACCGCCCATTACTGATTTAGGTGAACTACTTGAACCACCTAACATTTTAAAGTGCTTAAATATTATAGAGTTTTCATTTACTAATTTAGTAAATCCTCTTTCTATAGATGTATGCTTAGCTATTTTTATAGTTTTGCCATCAAAATTAGCTTTATCAATAGCATTTAATTTATGTTTATATTTAATTACTAATTTACCGTATTTAAGTACATTAACATAGTTTCCTGTAACCATATCTATCATAGTCCAGAATACTGATAATATTCTTTTATAAATAGATGCAAATGCAGAATCTTTAGTTACTTTACCATCTTTAACTGCTTGTTTAACAGCTTCTAATGATAATTCCCCTTCAAATTCATTAAATCTATCTAATGATAAACCTACAGATTCAAGTAATATTGTATATTCTAAGTTAGCTATTTCAGCTGTTATAGTTTCCATTGCTTCTGTATATTCTTCAACCATTTCATTATGTAAAAGTTCTAATTCTTCAGAAGAAAAAGCTTCTAATGCTGGAGTTTCGTCAAATACTTCAGTTTCAGTATTTTCAGTATCTACATTCATCGGATTAACACTTTCCAATGAAGGAGCTCCATATATAGCTTGAACTTTCTTTAAAATTGCTTCATTCATGGATTAATTCCTCCTTATTTTTAATTATATGGAATAATTCCATATTTTGATCTTTCTATAAATCTTAATTATTTCTAAATTAAAGAATCAACTTACTATGCAGATTTTGCTGTTTTTGCTTTATTTAAGTATTTACCAAATAATAACACTAATTCTCTAGTAGTTGCAGCTTTAAATTTCTTTTGAATTGTAAGTACTCTAACTAAACCTGCAGAAACGTTTGATGGTATGTCAAGACTATTAGCTTCTTTTTCGTAAAACTTAATACCATCTTGATATAGTTTAGTAGACATATTATTTTTAGCATATGATTTAGCTAATTCTACTAATGCAGGTCCCATTTTAAATCCTTCTGGAACTGTTAAGCTATTAACTTCTTCTGGAACCTTGAATGAAATAGCAAATTTACATATATCAACTAATGATTTAGATACAGCATCACTAAGAGCATCTGTATTACCTTCTTTAGCGTAGTTCATCATAGCTTCAACATCAGGTGAAAATTTAGATTCAGCATTTGCTATAAATTTATCAACTATAGGTTTAATTTCAGCTGGAACACTTACACTAGATGATAATTCTAATTTAAATGATGTTGGATCTATTTGAGAATTCAAGAATATTAATTTAATATATAATGATACATATTTTCTATAATCTTCATCTGTAGTATCTACAGTAGTACTATTTAAGTTTGCACTTGCTGATTTTTGTATTAAACTTTTTACTACCTTTTCTTCAGTTTTTCTCATTCCTATTATATCTTTAAAGAATTTTATAATCTTTTTAACTAAAGCTTTAGTACCTTTTATACCTTTTTCAGCTAATTCTTTTATTCCTTCAGTAGCTATACCAAATTCAGTTGATATACTTTCTAAAGCAGCTTCTTCAAGTCCATGAGCTTTAGCGGATCTATAAGCTAGCACATTATT